TTAATGAAATGCAGCATAGTTCTTAGCGGCTATTTCTCGCTCTTTATCAACTGCGTCAGCGAGATCTTTAACGTGCACCAAAAATGGCGCACGCTTACTTGAATCCATTTTAAATACAGAAAATGGTAGCTCCTGACTATTTGCCCTTCTTAGTAATTCCGCCTTACCAATGTGCGGGTAATAATCTTTTGCTATTTCCATAAGGCTTACCGTCATTGACCGGTATTTTAAAAATAGAAAATCCGCAGTATTAATTTGCATACTATCCATCAAGACACCTCCTTCAAACTTTCAACAACTTTTCCCATCAAGCTCTCCAAGTCGCTTCTTTCAATTTTGCATTAATGACTAATTCTTCAATTTCACCAACACCTACATTGCTAAATATATGTGTCATTTTTACCCCGAACACTTTTAGTGTCCGGGTGATAGTGGAGTAGTGGTAATTCATGCTGACCATCCCTCCATATCCGACTTAGCCTGACAAGCATTTAGAATAGATTGCTCGTACTTTGTGCCTCGGAAATAGTCCGCAGGTTTATTCAAATCATTAATAGATTTTGCGTGTTGAATATCTTTCAGTGCAGTTTGATGATCACTTTCAAGTCGAGCATCTGTTTCGGCCTGCATCTGTTTTTCATTGGCCTGTTGAGCTTTTTGAAGGTTCTGAATCATCGAATGAATACTTTGGCAGGTCTCTTCAAAAATCTGTTGCTTAACGTCATGGAGACTATTTAGACCACGCTTCAAACAATAGTTTTCAATATTTATCCCTGCTTGCAGCATAAGCGCTTCAAGTTCGAGATATTGATTGCCATTGATACAGGCATCAGCAGAGCCTGATATCAGCCATTCTTTAAGCAGAACGCCGTCATTTTCACAAAGTGGTCGTGCTTCAGCGAAAAGTCGCGTGCGATCTTTCGTTGATACTGCATAGTTATCATGAGTAAGATCCAGAACAGTGGTAAATTCATACTCAATCCCATCTCGTTGTTCAGCCTTCATTCCCACTTTTTCGACTTTCTTTTTATTGTTCCCAGCATTTACCTGAACTGTTTCCATTTTGGAGCGTAACGTCACAATGATGTTGATACTGGATTGCAGCATGGCATCAATGAATTTGCGATGACGTGGCGTTACTTCACTCCATGCACCCCAAGAATTATTGTTAAAAGAGGTCTTGGCAATTTTATCTACCAGTTCCAAACAACCTCCAACACCTGACCATTCATGTGTGATGCTGTCAATAATGAGCGTATCAAAACCACCCTGTTCAGCAGCTTTAATAGCACTGATAAACTTTTCAGGTGTATAGGGTGGTTGTAGATTGGCATGTTCAAATGGAACCAAATCATCGTACAGCTCAGCACTGCTGTTTTCTGTATCAGCTACAGCAATACGACCACCAATACCTTTGGCAATGAGTAAAGCACCCGTGGTTTTACCTGAACCAGTAGGACCAGCAAGAGCAAGACGTAACTTTGCATTTTTACGTTGAGCGGGTTTAAAAAATACAGTCATGATATTTCCCCTTAAACCGAGCGATGGGTTTTAGCCCATTTTTTATAATCGTCAGATTGGTAGTGGCCAGTTTTATTTAGAATGTCGTAATACTCAGCATTACGTTTTGCTTTACGGGCAACCAGTAATGCTTTGGCCAACCAATCTGGTGCTTTTTCTATAAGGGTTAAATTGCCTTGCTGCTCTTTATAGACAATGAAGCCATCAAGGTTGATACCACTACGACCACTCGGTTTAAGTACATAGAAACTTGGACGGTCTTTACCAACGCGATAGCGCTCATTCTTATCGCCATCTAAGCCAACGAATTCAGAGAAGTATTCTTCAGATTTAGCCTTAGCCTGACGTTTTAAACCTTCATCTAGCGTTTGAGCAAAACGAAACTTAATGAAGCCGCTAAATAAGTCAGCAAAGCCTAAACGTACTTGAGGAGTTAAAGGTTCCCAATCGTTGGTTTCTACTTCTGCAAAGTCGATTTTGAAACCCTTGGCCAAAGCCTCAAAGACTTGAGCAGGGGCTAAAGTTTGCTTAATAGTTTGAATAGTCATTAGCGCGCTCCTTCATTCGATGCAGAAAACTGCAATTGATGTTTAAGCGCTTGAGCATGCTGACGATCTACATCATTTGAACAACTGCGAACAGTTAATACCGTCGATGCAACAGTGATACCGATTAAAGCAATGGCTGCAAATTCTTTAAGCACAGGTTTTGCTTTGGACCAGAAAGAAAGACGAATTTCTTCAGGTTTAGGTGGTTGAAACAGAACAGAAGTCGTTTGACTTTTGTTAGTGTCAAACTCAGGGGTTTGACTATGGGATGCGGTTTGATTCATAATTGCCTCGTAAGTTGCAAAGCACATCGGTAGGTAAGAGGATCGATGTGCTTTTTTGTTGTTCATGAGATAAATATTAGGCAAACCTAATTATATAGTCAATAGGTATACCTAATTTATTTTTAGATTTGCCTAATATTATATTTTTGCACAGCTAAAAAAGCCCACTGATGCAGTGGGCTTTTTGAATGTTAGAACGCTATTTTTCACATCGTATATTGAATTTATCTTTGTAGTAATCCAGAGCGATTGCTAAATCATGATCCAACTTGTCTGGCGTGTAGTCATTGGGTGAAAGTTTAAGTAGAGCAGGGGCATATTGCTGAATGTACACATTTGGGTAATCAACACATAAAATTTGCTTTCTAACTTCAAGTGATGTGTTTGGGTTATCAAGTTGATCTAGAAACTTACCGATCTTGGTATCTGCTTCATCAAATTGTTTGATAGTTGCAGTATCTTGTTTAGGTTCAGCAGCAACTGAATCAGGTTGTTTTTGACAGCCGGCAATTATTGAAGATAAAAGTACTAAGGTTAAAGCTATTGTTCTCATGATTAGATTTTGTTGTTATTGACGTGCTGATTATAGATGGAAATTGGCAAAATTGGGCTATCTTTAGCTACAATTTAAATTATGGCTTTGTTAATATTAAATCATTAAAAATACTAGATTATTATGAAGTTGAGGGGATTATGTCTAATAAGCCTGAGTTGATTTTAGTTGCCGATAAGCAAAAATTATTAGAGCTCGCAAAGGGATCAAAGCTTAAGTTTGACAAGAAATTATTGATTGAGATGAGTATTGCTGGAGTAACAACCCTTCTTACTAGTTTCAATCCAATATCAGCAGTTGCAAATTCGATTATTCTTGCTGGAACAACAGCGAGAAGACAGAAAAAGTCATCTTCTGTTCAAGATGACACTGAATTTTTGCAAGATAAAATTTTAAAAAAAATTCAGAATGAACTTTCTTTATCTACTGAAATAGTTTGTATTGATCCTGAAAATGCTAAATCATTAAAGTTAGGTATTGGTGATAAGCCAACGAATGGTAGTTTTTATATAAAGCATCCTTTGCTTGAAGAATTCTACATTAGACCAAGTGAATACGAACTAACACTAGCACGTGAAAAAGAGGCTGCATTCAGAACATTAGCAAGCACATTAGGTGCGAAAAGCATAACCCTTTTGGATGCAAAATTTCTTGATAGTAATGGTGCTATAAAAGTAAATACGAAAGCAATGCAGGCAGTCAGTACAAATATTGGGATAAGTGCAACATTTGACAAGGCTGGGGCTGTAAGTCGTGAGGTTTGTAGTGAGTTTGGTCCGCCAAGAAAAGAGCCTTTTGTCCCTGAAGAATTAAAAGTATGGACTGAATTTGATCCTGACTTGCGTACAATGGCGCGTGATCGATTAGATGGGCATTTGATTAAACATCGAATAAGTCTAAAATTTAAAGATAATTTTTCAGGTGGCGGGAAAATTGCAGCAGAGATTGCAGACAAAGGTCTAGACATTGGTGGTTCAATCACAAAAAATGTGAATTCTGTTTGGATTTTTGAGGTTGAATACTATCCAATTTCAGAGATGGTTTGATTATAGTTTTGAAAGAAAACCCATCATAAGCATGGGTTTTCAAATTGATGTTAATTAAAGAGATCTGGAAGTGGAGTTGAGTTTTTTGCCCAACTTAGGATCTTGTTTGAAATATCAGATTCTTCGAAATATTTATGGTGCACTATTTCATTCATTTCTAACTTCCACTCAAACTCTTTCAAAAAGTTTGATCTCTTTTCTTGTTCCTGTTCTGGTAATAAACTTAATGAATAATCATTAGGTAGTAATGTAAACAGGACAGCATCATCACTCATGCCACATTTCTTAGCTAATTGAAGATCTGTAAGTGCAGTGAGACAATTTACTTCAAACTTGTCATAAGTTTTATAAATCGTTGAGTTGATATTTCCAATTTGTTTAGTTCCAAAAGGGCGAATAGGTAGATCAATTTGATGGACATCTTTCCCAATCTTAATATCCAACCAAGATTCTTCAGGAAAAATATTGTAAACATCATTACCAATTTGGCTAAAAATTCGTGATTTTATATCTGTTATTAAGTTTGAGGTTCTATAAGTTGGAAAGCGATCTCCATGATCATTTGGAACATCATGGGCTTTTCCAAAAGGTACAGCACGAAGAAATAATTTTTCTAGAATTGCTTGTGTAGATTCACCGCGAGCAAATCCTCTATGGTCAAACACCAATTGAGGAGATACAGACTTTTTCCAATCTCTTTTTAATAAATATTCTATTAAATCAATTGCTAGTTCAAGGTTACTTGAAATCTCATTTCCGTATACACATTCTAGACGACCATAATCCTCAATAAATTTGGTGTGAATGAATCCATTTTCTTCAAGAAATACACCTATTGATATTTGTTCATTAGTAATTAGATCAGGTGTCCATCGAATTTGAGTCCATTGACCGTCGATAGTATTTTGCTGAGGTGAATTATTTTTTTTAAATTTATCTTCTAGACCTTTGAAGTTATTCATAATATTAACTCAATGGGCGGGTGATTGAATTAGATGAAAGAAATGTATCATACCTTTCACTAAATTTCTTTAGGCTCTGGGCACGTTGCCTTAAAAAGTCTAATACAGTTTCCATTACTAAATAAGTAGGGACTTCTTCAATTCCTGTTTCAACTATTTCATCGCCAATCATATCGTAAAGGTGAAGTTTTAATTCAGATTCAATTGTTTGAAAGGCATTTTTATGCTGAATTTTCGCTTCTTCTAGATCACGCATAGTATTTTCGTACTGGAATAGATCTGAAGGAGCATGTTTATCATGTAATAACTTTATATGTACATTATTAGCAAAACCTACATGGGGACAATCATAATCAATAAGTTGAGATTCTTTCCAGTCCCCCCCATGCATACATTCGCCATGATCTATAAGACTGAATGTTCTATCTGGTAAATGAATCGAGTTCCCCATATTTCTATCGGTATTTAATATCCAGTCGTCAAAAGCAATTAAATTTGCTAAGTGCTCCCAATCTTTCATACAAGAACTAAAGTATTCAGCCATTACGTTTAAACTTGATGGGTTTTTATCAATTTCAATTCGAAGATTTTTTCCTTTTACATCTTCAGTTACCCATGCAAATGTAAATCCTCTATAGCGATCAACTTCACTAAGTACATTAACTAAATTTGGATTAAGTATTTTAGTTTCTATTAATAAAAATCCCGCTCTTGGTGGCATTGGTAACTTCAGAGCTCTGCCTAAGAGATAGCCAATCATTTCATTGATTAAGCTTCTAGGTTTATTGCCAGCATAAATTTTTACCCAAGAATCTCTTTCAACGCCATCTTCCCACTGAACGTTTGCCATGTGAGTTAAACCTGAGACACCATCAGGAGAACTGCGAAGGTATTCTATATAATTCGAAGAAGGTAAATACTGAATAATTTGTTCTTGTGTCATTTTATTAGTACCTATTAATTAATAATATTGAATATGCACTTGCTTTTATCGTTTAGTCACGTGGCTTGGACAACAGTAATTAGTTTTACCAATTTTCCATTGTAGAAATTTGCCAAATCCAGCCAACGATCTCAAATTGTTGATCTTTGATTTCTTGAGCTGTTAGATGAATTTCTGGATATTCCGTTGTATTGTCAGAAACAATACGGATGCCACCCATTGGTAAGTTATAAAGGCGCTTTGCTAAGAAGAGGCCACCATGGCATACAGCAAAAATTTTGCCATCCTTAACTGTCTTACGACCTAAATCGATATGGATTGTATCGCCATCTTTGATAGTTGGACTCATTGAGTCGCCAGAGGACGTGGTTGCAACTGCATTTTTCTTATCAATGGCTTTATTACGCAACGTTGCTTTAGACATACGCAACTTGCGTTTTTCATTTAATAACGCTTCACCAATCGCACCTGATCCGCATGCAAAACTAAAGTCTTTAAAAAACGGAATTTCCACTTCATCTTCGTCAAGAGGGGTGCTGGAATCCCAAGTTTTAACAGGGATCATTTCTTGTTGATTGATATCAAGATCAGTGCCTAATGCCGATTTTTTTTCTAGTTTTATTTCACCGCTACCAGTCGCTAACCATACTGGATTTACTGATAAATGTTTTGCAGCACGTAAAAGATTCTCACCTTCCATTGTCTTAGATTTACCTGAAAGCCAATCGCTAACAGAAGGAGGTTTAACACCAACTGCTCGTGCAAGTTCAACACCTTTAATTTTTTTTGGTGGTAGAACTTCCATTGCGTATTTAAGTCTTTCAGCCAATGTCTTCATAAAACAACTCTCAAATAGTTAGGAAATCCTAACATGAATAAAATTAGGTATGCCTATTGATTAATAATAAGGAATGCCTAATAATTGTATTTGTTTTAGGAGAGCAACATGAATGACAACAAACTTATAGAAGCCCTAGGTGGATGTAATGCAGTTGCACGGATTTTAGGTATTAAAGGACCTTCAGTGAGTGGTTGGAAAGCTATTCCAACTGACAGAAAAATCCGCCTAGCTGTAATTGCTGAAGATCGTGGAATCTGCACACGTAAAGACCTTTTCCCAGAAGATTATCAGGACATTTGGATTGAACTAAGAGAGCCTGAACGAATTCAATAGGTAACCCCATGGAAACAAAAATAACGTTTGTATTCAGCAAAAAACTGTTGGCACCCATGTCAACTCGTGTGCCACTTGAGGTGCAGGAGCTGATAGACAACTTGGCAGAAAGCCAAGGTAGTGATCGTGCTAAGTGGTTAAGAGAAGCCATAGATTTGAAGATTGAAGTGGAGACAGGTCAATCATCATCTGAGCATGTAAAAAAATCAAAGAATACAAAGTATTCAAGCGTATTCAAGAATGTATTCAAAAACTTAAAAATTTTTTCGAGCATAAAAAAAGCCTGATTTCGTGGATCAGGCTTTTCAATTCAAAACACTTGCGGGGTTTTAAATATGCAAATGAATTTAGCACAACAATCAAACAATGACAATTCGGATTTTGCGGATATGAACTTAGGGGGTGGGGTATGACAGCACTTCAAGAAATCGAACTGAATCGCCTTATCGAGCGCTTTCGATCTGCTGTAACAGCACACGTTTTATGTAAATCCGTTAAAACAGCTCAGGCGGTCGCTGAAGCACGTTTAAATTTATCTTCATTTGCAATGAAGGGGGCGAAATGAGTTTATTCAGCACTGGTCACGATGTTGTTGATCAAGTCGGAAGTGTTCACCTTGAAGGGAATATTATCCCTGTAAATTGGTTCAATATTTTCAAATTAGACAGCGGAAAACCCGATGTAAATGGCATTATTTTGCTCGCTGAAATCGTATATTGGCATCGCCCAGCTGTTGTTCGGGATGAGGATTCTGGTCAAATAGTCAGCATAAAAAAGAAGTTTAAGGCTGATCTTTTACAGCGTTCTTACCAAAGTTTTTCGGATCAATATGGCTTTTCTAAGCAGCAAGTCAGAGAGGCTTTGGATCGTCTTGAGCTATTTGGCGTGATCAAACGTCATTTTCGTACAATTGACGCTAACAATCAGAAATATAACAATGTTTTGTTTATTGAGCTAATTACCCCTATCCTTTTTAAAGTGACCACCCTATCACTATCAAAATGGGGAGGCTCCCCATCTGAAAAGGTAGACCCTCCCCATTTCAAAGAGGAGACAAATACAGAGACTACTACAGAGATTACTACAAAAAAGAAAAAGGGTGGTTCTGAACAACCTAAGGCTGAAAATCCAAATGACTATCCGGAGAGTTTTGAAAAGTTCTGGAAAGCCTATCCAGTCTGCAAGCGTAAAACTAAAAAATCTGAATCATTTAAAACTTTCAAAAAATACGAATCGGATTTTAATCTTGATCTCTTGTTAACCATTCTTGAAAAACTGAAAAATTCCAAAGATTGGATCAAGGATGATGGTGATTATATTCCGGCACCACAAGCATGGCTCAATCAGCGCCAGTGGGAAAATGATTATTGGGTGAGTCAGATTAATCAAAACCATGGTGGTCAGCTAGCAGCACCAACGCAACAGTCACCAACTCAATCCCTGATCAACCTTCCTTCAAAACCAAAAGGATTTTTAGGAGGCAGCAATGTTTAATACCAAAATTCATAATTTGCAGATTGAACAATCCGTGCTTGCCGCATTGATGACCGTTGCTGAATCTTACAGCCATGTTGAAAACCTTCTCACTGAAGACGATTTTTACTCAACACGCCACAAGGCGATTTTTAAGGCCGTGGTAGAGCTTGATGCTAAGAACGCACCGTATGACGCAGTTTTAGTAAACGACCACCTTGCTGCGCACGGCATGAGCGAACAGGCGGGTGGAGAGCAGTACTTGATGCAAGTTCTTCAGGATGCCCCATCAAGTTTTTACAATTTAATCCCATACGCTGAAAAACTTAAAGATTTTGCGACATGCCGAAAAGTGGAAGCTGAAGCGCAAAAGATTATTTTCAAAGCTCAAAACCTAACCGTAAGTCGCGGGGAGTTGGTGCAAGAAGCGCAAGGTATGTTTGCTGAAATTAATACTGAGCAAGCGAGTGAATCACTGTTTCACATCCATGATGCGGCTGTGAATACTTTTGTTGAAATGCACGAAAAAATAACCGCATTGACTCAAGGTAAAACCATGATCAAGGGCATTCAGACAGGGATCTATGATCTTGATCAGAAGTTGGGTGATGTGGAACCGGGTTGTTTAATGGTGATTGCTGCACGACCAGCGATGGGTAAAACCACGATGCTCCAAGTGATTGCCAGTAATGTTGCAATATTTCAGCAAAAGCCGGTACTGGTTATGTCAGGTGAAATGCCGAAAGAACAGATAGCAATGCGTATGTGTTGTGCTATGGCTCCTGCTGATATTGGACTGCTACGCAATGCACCACACTTGCTACCGCAAGAAGAATTTACAGCGTACACACAAGCAGTGACCATGCTTAAAAACGTGCGAATGCAGATCAATGACACCTCGCGCCCGTCAATTGCAAACATTCGTGAGTCTATCCGTAAGGTGAAGCATCAGTACGGTTCAGTGGGTGCGGTGTTTATTGATTATTTGCAGATCATGAAAACCACAAAGTCCTTTGCTCGTGAAGATTTGAAGATTGCGTATTTCACAGGTGAGCTTAAGGCTATGGCCAAAGAGTTTGATTGTGTCGTTGTGCTGCTGTCTCAGTTAAATCGTGAACTTGAAAAACGTCCTAACAAACGTCCGGTGTTATCAGATCTACGTGAGTCGGGTGCGATTGAGCAAGATGCGGATCAAATTCTATTTTTGTACCGAGATGAGATCTACAACAAAGAATCTAAGTACCGGGGAATTGCTGAGGCTATTTTGGGCAAAAACCGCCACGGTGAAAGTGGCACATCGTACATGCATTCGCAATTGAAGTACTGCCAGTTTTCTAATCTGGATAGTGGTGCGATTGATCAATTGCAAGGTTTAGGTGGTGCAGCATGAGTGAAATCCAAAAACCTAAATATATCGAAACAGAGTTAGGTCGAGAAAAGCTTTGTATTGAGTGTGGTGAGTATTGGCCTCTTGATGATGAATTTTGGTTCCATCGCAATGCAAAACTACTCAGTGGGGCAACATCAAAAAGATATGAGGCTGCTTGCAAGTGTTGTTACAACATTCGCTATAGACCACAAAGAATGAAGGGAACCAATCAAATTAAATCAGGGTTTGAGAAGAGGGTATCAGCATGAACTTAATCGCAGAATTGGGGTTGGTAGTTGGTGATCAAAAAGCCCTGCGAGGTGAGTATGAAAATTAAGAGTTTAATTAGCGCAATGTCCGTTGCTGGCATGTATTTCAATTATGACCGTAGACCTATGGTGATGTATGAAAAACCTGAAGGACGCGACGTTACTGGAATCTGACGGCACATTTTGGAAGTGTGAAGGTAATCAATATTATTGGTGGCGTGAGGGTTGGGGATGGTGTCAATACGCAGGTCCCACAAGCCAATCGTTTTATAACAAGTTTCGACCAGTGATGTTAACTGATGAAAAATAGAGTTAGCTTTGAAGCAGCACGAAAAATGGGTCTTGGCCATCTATTTAAGACGACAGATATTCCGGAAGAAAAAAAGCGCAAAAGTAAGTACGGAAATACTGTTGTTGAAACAGATGACATGAAATTTGATTCAAAAAAAGAGGAACGGCATTACAGAAAATTGAAAGTAATGGAACGTGCAGGATTGATTAAAGATTTACAACATCATGTTCTATTTAGTGTGGCTGAAAAAGTTTATTACCCAAGCATTGGTAAGCATAAGAGAGAAACAACATACGAAGCTGATTTTACATATATCCGGGATGGCAAGTTAATTGTAGAGGATGTGAAGTCTGACGCAACGATTACACCACTATATGTTTTAAAGAAGCAGTTAATGATGGAAAAACACGGCATAGAAGTGATGGAAGTTTAAAGGGGATATGGCATGAGTAATAAAAACAGCACTGACGTAATTTTTGATGCAGTCGTTGATTTGCATAATAACGAACAGATTGTCACTCGTACAACTTTAGCTGCAATGTTGGATTTGAAAATTGGAATCATTGATGATCGTTTAAGCTACTTGGTTGATATTGAAAAAATCATGCGTGTAGAGCGTGGTGTGTATGTTCCAGTTATTCAACATCCTGTATCACGCATTATGTCTAAGATGGTTTTACCTGACGGCACAGTCAAAATTGAAATAGGGGATGAAGTACTGACTCTCACACCAAAAGAAGCTCGAACGCTAGGTAATTTGGTAGTTGCAGAAGCTATGCAATATTCAAATATTGAGCTTGGCCATAATATGGCAGTCATTCAATCGAGTTTAGCTGGACAGATTAAACGTCTTTCTCATCAGGTTGGGGATTTGGTGGGAGGTGGGAGGCAGGGGGAGTTGTTGTGATGTTGGTAAGAGTGAAAAATAAGACAAGTAATTAAAATTAAGAGAAGCCACCAAACGGTGGCTATTTAAGGGTTATGCTATTATTTTGTATGAAAGTTGAATTCTTGAGTGAATTTTTTAGATTGATTATTCTGAACATAATGAATATCGAGTTTAAATTGGCTAAAAATCTTAAAATCATCAGATATTAAATCATAAAGCTCAATACTTTTTACGACAGCAGAACCCTTGTGATAAGTAGAAAAAGCATCTAATGTTTTATAGATGGTAGAAAACATTAATCTAGAATGACTTATATATATTTGGGTAAACTCAAAACCCAAACCTCCTAAAGTGTTACCAAGGTTTATGGAGTATGCTGTTTCATTATCTATTACAACATAGTTATTAACATTCATATCCCTCATTTTTTTTAAGTCTTCTGGATTAGAAAAGTTTGGCGATATATTTTTCATATATTTAGATTTAAATTCCGCAATTAGATCAGGCCGTTCATTATGTAAAATTCTAATTACACTATCTTCATACCAGATTAAAGGATGATCTTTACCATGTAACTTTGCTTCAATGAAAAATATTTCAGCATCAGTTACAAAAGCTAAGGCAATTTCACCAGTTCTTTTTACAAAATCATTTGCTTGCTTATTACCTAAATGAAAGTGTTTACATCCAAAATGATCTAACATTCCATCAGAAATATTGCCTTTTAAGATTAATTTACTCAAATATTTATTTATATCATCACCTTTCTCAATACTGCCAATAAGATTCTTGATTCCCTCTGAATTTTCATCACTTACTTTAAAGTTAGTGGCGTAACTGACTTTACGTAGTTTAGGTTGAATAATTTTCCTTTGGTAATTCAAGAATTGCAGGTAAGGAGCATTATCGCTGTCAATATCAAATTGTACATCCATTTGTTGCATGGTATGTATTGCCCAATCATTAATCAGCTTATTACACATACCAAAAACTTCATGCTGTTTTTCTACGTTATTAAATTGCATTTTATACCCCTCTAAGGTTAGACATACCCACACCATAATAAGATTATAGCTATATCAAGAGGTTGGGTAGTCATGGCTGAAAAAATATCTAAAAAATCAATTGAATCTATGGTTATAGAAGAGTTATCAAAAATCATAGATCAAAATGAAATTCCACATGGCGTTGAATACGATTTGATTCAACAATTTAAGGAATCTACTGAGTGTGGATATTTTGATGAAAGAATACCTCATACAGCAGCTTGTACTTGTCGATATGAACAATCCTTCAAATATGGTCGTGCTGATATTGTCATTTATCACGTAGATGGTAGTGCGAGTGTTATTGAAGTTAAAGATGGAACGAAGGGTTACACACATACTGTGTCGGGTATTGGACAAGCAACTTTATATGCAACTCAATTAGCAATGTCAAAAGGTGCTGTAACAAAAGTACGTCGTTGCTTAATGTGGTCATCTACAGGCGATATTCAACTTGATGTACTTATTGAAGTTGCATGCGAGAAAGCTGGAGTTATTGCGCTACCGACTGCATCAATGAAAAAGATCATGGCATGTAGAGCTGCTCATATCAAAGTTGCTGAAAGCATTAAAGGTGAGGTAGTAATCAATGACTGAAAAAAGACAAAAAATTGATTACGAACGCATAGAAGCAGGATGGAGAGCTGGGATACTTAGCCCGCGTCAGCTTGCGGCACAGTACACAGAAGAAACTAATGAATCTGTTTCACACGCTGCAATCATCAAGCATTTTACAAAGCTGGGTATTCCGCGAAACCTTGCGGAAAAGATCAAAGCTAAGTCTGATGACATGGTTACGCGAGCGATGGTTACGGAACTGGTTACACCTGTAACCATAAAACGCGATAAAGATATTATTGATGATGCTGCAACCAAACTTACAGATATCCGTCTTGGTCAGCGTAAAGACATATCTCGTGCTCGATCCATTTCAATGAAGTTATTTGATGAGCTGGAATTAATGGTCGGTGCAGAGAATGTAAACCTGCTGCAACAGCTTGGTGAACTTCTCTACAGTCCAGACGAAAAAGGCATGGATAAATTAAATGATCTGTATATGAAGATCATTAATCTACCAAACCGCGTCAAAGCAATTAAAGAACTGAGCGACACGATGAAAACATTGGTTGCTTTAGAACGTCAGGCTTATGGATTGGAAGAAAAAGAAAATACAACGGCTGATGCACTAACGACATTGCTTGAAAGCATTGCCCAAGGTAACAGTTCAGGATTCCAACCTGTGCAAGAAGATAAAGACTATTAATTCAAAGGCTTGTACGTAAATGAAGCGACTAACTATCCACGTCAATTTAATTTCATGCGCGTACAGGCTCCAAAACCGCACCAATATTGCGCAAATGAGGTAAGAAAGTGAGTAATAACACACCTTTACTACCTTTGCCAAATAATGCAGAGGAACTAAAACGATGCTTGGCTGATCCCAAATGGCGTATTTTTTCCGGTTGCTTATATAAGATCAAAATTAAGGGTGATGACTTCTTAGATGAAGATGGCAACATGGAAGTAGCTGAAACTTTCGAATTGCCATTTAAGCCTAATGTTGCTCAGGTTAAATTTTTAAATCGTTTGTGGCATCGTAATGTAATTCTAAAAGCACGCCAATTGGGTTTTACAACGCTAATCTGTGTGATGTGGCTTGACCATGCTTTATTTAATGCGAATCAGAACTGCGCAATCATTGCACAGGACTTAACAACGGTCTGGAGCATATTTAAAGATAAGATTAAATTTACGTACGATAGCTTACCCCCAGAGATACGTGAACGCTTTCCGCTAAGAATCTGCAACAAGTCTGAGATGGAATTTGCACACAATGGCTCATCTATTCGCGTAGCAACTTCATTTCGTGGTGTTACCAATCACAGACTGCATATTTCAGAGTTTGGTAAGATCTGTGCCAGCGATCCGGGTAAAGCAATTGAAGTGGTCACAGGTTCAATTCCCACTGTGCCGAGTAACGGTATTTTAGTTATTGAGTCAACCGCAGAAGGGCAAGAAGGTGCATTCGCCAGTATCGTCAATGATGCTCAAAAGAACTTCTCGGCACGCAAGAAACTCTCTGTTAAAGATTACCGCTTTCATTTTTATGCGTGGTGGCAAGAGCCTAAATATCGTTTAGATTCTTCTGCAGTTGATATTAGTGATGCAGATCATCAGAACTTTGATGATATTGAATATAAAGTCCTTGAAGCAATGGGTATCGAAATGCACCTCGATCCGGATCAGCGTGCTTGGTACGTCATCACACGTGATAATGACTTGACCGGTGATCAAGCGAAGATGTGGCAAGAATACCCATCATTCCCCGAAGAAGCCTTTCAAGTTGCTACAGATGGTAATTACTACGCCAAAGAGATGATGAATCTACGTAAACGTGGCGGTATTACCGAAATTGAAGTCTTAGATATACCCACATGTACATGGTGGGATATTGGGAATAGTGATGGTTGTGCAATTTGGTTTCATCAAACTATGAACTCTCAAGACCGTATGATTGATTATTACGAAGCTCATGGACAGGACTTACGACACTATGCCGCTGAGATCCAAAAGCGCGGCTATATCTATCACACGCATTTCTTACCGCATGATGCTGCACACCAACGCTTAGGTGACTATAACAAATCCACATTAGAGTCATTACAAGAGCTATTACCTGGTCATAACTTTGTGATTGTGCCACGTATTACGTTATTACAGACCGGTATTCAAATGACACGCAAGCTATTGAAAAACGTATGGTTTGATAAAACACGTTGTGAGTTGGGTATTAAGCGCATTGAAGGCTACAAAAAGAAATTCTCGAAGGCTGATAAGCGTTATATCGATCAACCCAATAAAGCCAATGGATGCTCGGAAGGTGCAGACGCATTAAGACAATTAGCCCAAGCCAAAGAAGCAGGTCTGTTGGGTGAGCTTATTTATACGCAAAGTGCTACAACGACTATTAGCACAAGCAATCAACAATCATTTAATCATCATAGTAGTTATCAAGAAGCACCGGCACCAGATTGGCGTATGTGATGAGGGGAAATTTAATGCAGGACTACGAAGCACAAGAGACTGATGTTGTAGATGCGGTCGATGAGGATGCACTCACAGTTGAGGAACTGTCAGAGATTCAAGCTGAAATTCAGGAACAACCGCATTGGCGACATATTGCTGATATGGAAATGGACTATTCAGACGGCAATCAACTTGATACCGATTTGATGAACCGTATGATGAAAGCCGGTATCCCTCCTGCAATCGAGAATATGATTGGTCCTGCATTGGTATCTGTTCAGGGTTTTGAGCTTGAGACACGTACAGATTGGCGTGTTACTCCCAATGGTGAGCTAGGCGGACAGGAAGTAGCAGATGCTTTGAATTATAAATTGAATCAAGCAGAGCGTTTATCCAAAGCTGATAAAGCATGTTCAGACGCGTTTCGCCCTCAAATTGGCTGCGGCTTGGGATTTGTTGAAGTTAAACGTGAGCCTGATCCATTCAAATACCCATATCGTTGTGTGGCTGTACATCGTAACGAGATACGTTGGGATATGAAATCCACTGAATCAGACCTATCCGATGCAAGATGGTTACAACGGACACGTTGGGTTCATCCCAAGCGTTTAAAGGATTCATTCCCTGATCATGCAGAACTGATCGATTTATGTGGTCGTTATGGTGGTCAATGGTGGAATGATGCTGGCTATTTAGATGGTGGTGTATCGACAGGCTTACAAAATGCTTGGAACAATGCACGTGCTTGGACGCATGCAGAAAATTATTGGTATAACCCAACCTCAAAGGAAATGAATGTAGTCGAGATGTGGTATCGCCGTTGGAAGAATACTGTTGTCTTAAAGTTTAAAGATGGTCGTGTGGTTGAATACGATGAAGATAACATGGCACATAACATTGCCGTGGCGAATGGATTGGCCATACCAAGCCGAGCGAATGTATCTAAAGTGCGTCGTTCATACTGGTTAGGGCCACATTGCTTGCATGATGGTAAAACACCATATTCACACCATTATTTCCCATACGTACCATTTTTTGGCTTCCGTGAAGATAACACAGGCATTCCTTATGGTTTTGTCCGTGATATGAAGTACAGCCAAGACAGTCTAAACAGTGCATTGTCTAAGTTACGTTGGGGCATGTCGGTGACACGTGTTGAACGTACCAAAGGTGCAGTTGATATGACGGATGATCAATTACGTCGTCAAGTTGCACGTCCTGATGCTGATATTGTTTTGAGCCGGCAACACATGGCGCAACCCGGTGCAAAATTTGAAGTGAAGCGTGACTACAACCTAACAGATCAACATTTTCAAATGATGGGTGAGAATCGCGCATCGATTGAACGTGTGTCTAATATCACGTCAGGCTTTCAAGGTAAAAAGAGTAATGCTACTTCTGGTCGTCAGGAACAGATTCAGGTTGAGCAGTCCAATCAAACGCTTGCCAAAATGATGGATAACTTCCGCGAAGGTCGAACCATGATGGGTGAGATGTTACTTTCCATGATTGTTGAGGATCTAGGCAATGAGGAAGAAGTGGTCATTATTGAAGGTGATGCTGTTACAGCAGACCGAACAGTGGTGATCAACAAGCCTGAAGTTAGCGAAGAGGGTTATCCGTATTTATCCAATGACGTTCAACGTACACGCCTGAAAGTCATATTGAGTGATGTGCCAAGTTCTAAATCGTACCAAGAGCAACAACTTAATGCGCTTTCGGAAGTTACTAAGTCATTACCGCCAGCTGTACAAGCCGCAGTACTGCCATATGTTATTGCACTTACCGATACGCCGTTTAAGAAAGATATTGTTGAAGCGATTAAGCAGGCTTCACAAGCACCAACACCTGAACAGATTGAAGAACAGATCAAAGAAGCGGTTAAACAAGCACTGGCACAAGCTGGTAATGATATTAAGTTGCGTGAACTTGAGCTTAAAGAGCGTGAGTCACTAAGTAAAGTCAGTGAAATTGATGCTCGCTCGGTACAGATTGGTGTGCAAGCTGCTTATTCAGCAATGCAAGCTGGTGTTCAAATTGCACAGATGCCGCAGATTGCACCGATTGCCGATGCGATTATGCAAGGTGCAGGTTATCAACGTCCTACACCTGGTGGTGATGATCCTAATTTCCCAACACCGACAGAGATAGCAGCAAGTGACATACGCAGTCCATACATTCAAGGGGAAGGCGCTGAGATCGGAAGTGAAGGTATTGCACAGGTTCAGCAGAATACCAGTCCGATGAATCCACCTGTGCCACAACAGGTTGGCACAGGACAGCAGGGGATTGAAACCACGGATGTAAACGACAATCTTTAGTTTAAAGCCATACGGATCGAATTTTTTTTAATTTGTATGGTATTATTTATAAAATACTTATATTTAAGATCAACTTATGGTAAAAAAAACATCAGAAGAGATAGAAGAAAAAGAAGCAGAGCTTCATACAGAAAAGTTAAAATTTTTGTATGAATTTCAATGTGAACAATACGATATTGTAAAAGCACAAACAGTGAGATTAGATGATAAAGCTGCAAAGTATTTAACATTTGTTGCCATCGTAATGGCAACACTTGGAATTATATCAAGATATTATTTCTTTGAAATTTCAAAGTATAATTTTTTTTCAATCGCATCAGTTGTTTTTTTAGCATTAGCTTTTGCAGTGATTTTAAATATTTCAAGATTGTTGTTTTCATCGCTGAAGGTGACAGAAGTTTTTAAACTTGCTACTGGGCAGGAAATGAACAACTACATAAGTAAGAGCAAGTTGGATGAGGTTTATGAAGGATTATCAAATGATCTGTCTGAAATAAATAATTCATATACAAGCAGTTTAGCGAACAAGAAGGAAATTTTAGAAAATGCTTATAAAGAAACTGCTTTTTTGGGAATTGTTTTAGTATTATTACTAGTTTCAATAATGATTGATTTATATACAAGGGATGTAAAACCAATTAAGTCAACCACCACAACTTGTATTGTAGATTTGAGTAATCATAATGACGAACACAACACCAAAACCACCACAACAACCTGTTCCACGACCGCCCATTGAGCAAGATTGGATTATTCATACACCGCCAAAAAAGGAAAGCAGAAATTAAAATGTCAGATAAACCAAAACCTATACCTGCACCAGTCCCAAGACCGCCATTAGTTAAAATTGGTGATTCGCAAGATCCAAAAATTAAAAGAAAGTAACCCCTGTAAGGTGTGACCATCAAAATTAATACTTGAATAATCAAGGCAGCTTAATAGCTGTCTTTTTATATTAGGAATTATTATGACTACTCAAATTATTTTGCAACTTGATTTAACCACCGATACCACAGGCAATGCTGAACAGGTTGCACGAATGATTGGCGTTAGTGCATGGCGTATTTCAGGTGATTATTTGGTTGTCGAAAATCCATTACTTGATTATCGAGTGACAAATAATGAAACGTATAGCCATAAAACGGATCGTATTCCGAATGGTGCGGTTGTGATTTTAGTTCAGGATGAATTAAAGACAGCAGAACAGAAAATCGAACAAGAAATTCAATCCAAAAACTTAAATGCACCTCGTATAACACCCGAACATATTGATTCTAAAATCAAAGCAGTTGAATACATCCTACCTCGTGAAGTGTGTAAGCGTGATAATGGTGTAGAAGTATTTGATGCACCACCTCCACTACAGACATTAACATTCTGTATTCTTACATTAGAAAATGGTTTTACAGTTACAGGTGAATCAGCTTGTGCTAGTCCTGAAAATTATGATGCAAAGATTGGGAAGGAAATTGCCTATGACAATGCTCGTGAAAAAATTTGGTTATTAGAAGGTTATTTGTTGAAAGAAAAATTAAGCCATCAAATTAAATTCCAAGAACACTTTGCTAACCAAGGTGTGGATGTAGGGCTGTTGCAAAAGAGCCCTATAGTTTCTTCTGAATTGTATGATTTAGAAATTAAATATTGTGATGCTGTTAAACCAATCATTCCCATAGGTGGCAATGTTGGTGATTGTATTCATCGTACTAAACTTTTAAATAATCGTGAAAATGCATATTTGCTTACCCAATTGTTGAATACACCAAATATCAGTAGTGATTTGCGAAAAAAAGCAGAAACCAAAATGACTAAATTATTAGATGAATTGATTTAAACCCATCGAATCGGATACCCTCAAACCAACATCAATGATGTTGGTTTTTTATACTTATAGCATTGAAAAACATAAATTTAGCCCCATAATTTAATTTCTGTATAATACAAACATGGACAACATAATGAACTTTGAGCAAATTGCTTGTAATTTAAAATTAAACGAGTGGAAAAAAGTAGGTAAAACGAATGAATATATTTCAAAATCAGATATTTATTTAAGATTTAAATCGAAAGAAGCAGTAGGTATTACTCTTGAGGCTCTCCCTGAAAATATTAAGACTTTTTACGATCAATTAGAACAGAGTGTCGATATGAATTCGATTGAGTCTATTGATTTTGAATTTAGATACGATGAGCAATTAATCGATGAAATTACTATTTATCATTTCTCATGTAACCTTAAAAATATTACCAAACACTCTAGATCAGTATATTTTGGTAAGGCATTGAATACTGAAAAATTCGATCATAGTGAGAATCTGTTCTATTTTGCTTTAATCAAATTGTTAAATAATGAGAGTGGAATGAGTTTAGTATTGGAATCCAATGGAAAACTACTTTAAATTTTAAAAAACCACCTTCGGGTGGTTTTTTTACGTCTGTAATTCACCCCCTGTAGGGTTGGCTCGTCTGTATTAAACACTTGCAAACTAGCCGTAGTTGAGCAATCAGCAGCAAGCATGGACTCTTAAAGTCTGCACTAACCTCAATGCGGCTACAGCGATAAGTGGCAGGAAAGGCATGAATATTACAGAGCAACAAAACGATCAAATTGAAGCAACCGGAAAAGTATCTCCTGAACTTGCATCTCAGCTCATTGAAGCTGCCATGAATGGCGAAACCATTGGACAACCAGTGGAACCTGTTATCGATACGCCAGTCGTTAACCAAGTGAATGAAGAAATTAAACAACCGGATGCTGCGAATACAGTACCAGCGGAAGATGACTTAAATGCATCTAACGCTAAAGTTCTCGCTAAAGACGGCATTCATACCATTCCATACGAAAGTTTGGAGAAGGCTCGAAAAGGCGAACAGGAATGGAAAGCTAAAGCTGAGAGCTATGAACAAGCCCTTGCTGAAGCACAAAGTCAGATCCAAACAGGTCAAGCTACACCAGCGGCAGAACAGAATTTAGCGACGGCTGAAGCTGCTATTGCTGCAAGTGGAGATAATGCCAATGTGATTGCCATGTTCGGTGATTTTTCCGAAGAGGCGATTGCGAAAGGTGTGGATGCATTACTTGAATTAAGAGTACCTGGTGCAATTCAAGCTGCTATTGATAAGGCATTACAACCTTTTCAACAACAACAACAGCTGCAACAAGCACAACTTGCGAAAAGCGCAGAGCAACAACACTTTGATGCAATTGCTTCGGTACACCCTGACTTTGAATCCGTTGCTGAATCTCAAGAGTTCCAAAATTGGAAAGATGCACAGCCTAGTATTTTACAAGGTGCATACAACAATGTGTTAAGCCGTGGAACTGCAACAGAAATTAATGAACTTTTAACACTGTATAAGCAAGCCAACAATTTGAACGTGGCCACACCTGATGTGAACAGCATTAAGGAACAAGCCAAGCAAGCTGTAAATAACGCTCGAACACAAGTACCGCATAGCGTCAGTGATTTACCAGCAGGTTCGCCAGCAGGAGTCACGCTTGATGAACGTATGGCTGCCATGAGTCCAGCACAACAACTCGAAGCAATGACGGGTTGGACTTCAGAACAGATCGATGCGTACGTCAATCGCAATGTCTAAAAACTAAAGTGGAGAGAATTTAAATGTCTAAAACCAACACCGCTTACGGTGGAAAAATGAACATGGTGACACAGGCTGTTGGCTTGTTCGCTACCCACATGAATCGTAACTCTACACTGAATTTACTGTCTGGAAAAATGCCAGCTGGTGAAGCAGGTGCAGAAGCAACATTGCGCAAGCAGACCACATCTCACATGCCGATTGTACGTGTACAGGATTTAGGTAAAGGTAAAGGTGACGAAGTTACTTTTAACTTGCTTAATCCAGTGGGTGGTTATCCGATTATGGGTTCTGCTTATGCTGAAGGTCGTGGCGTGGGTATGTCTTTATCTGAAGATAAACTTCGCGTGAACCAAGCACGTTTCCCGATTGACTTGGGTAACGTCATGAGTCAGATCCGTAGTCCTGCCGATTTGCGTAAATTAGGTAAACCACTTGCACAATCACAAATGGATGCCTATTGCGACCAATCTTTATTGGTTCACATGGCTGGCGCACGTGGTTATCACGACAATATTGAATGGCGTATTCCAACGGATACCCATGCGAACTTCAATGAAATCATGGTGAATAAAGTCAAAGCACCGACTAAAAACCGTCATTTCTTTGCAGATGATGAAGGTATTTCAAGCGTTCGTGTTAATGCTGGTGAGGCTGCTTTTGCAACGACTGATATGTTCACTATGGATACAGTCGATTCAATGAAGACCTTTTTGGATGAAATGGCCTTACCACCGCCTATCGTAAAATTCGAAGGTGATGTGGCTGCTGAAGATTCACCGCTTCGCGTATGGCTCGTATCACCATCACAGTACAACAAATTTTCAACACAACCGGGTTTCCGCGCATTTCAAGGTGCAGCGTTAGTTCGTGCTGGACAAGCGAAACAGCACCCATTGTTTTTAGGTGAAGTTGGTCTTTGGAATGGGTTCCTCATCCGTAAAATGCCACGTCCAATCCGTTTCTATGCTGGCGATACCATTAAGTATTGTGCAGATTTCACCTCTGAAACTGAATCGGGTATCAAAGTTCCAGCATCGTTTGGTGAAAAGTTTGCAGTGGATCGTTCAATCATCTTGGGTGGTCAGGCTGTTGCTGAAGCACTTGCTGCTTCGGATAAATCGGGTGTGCCATTTTTCTGGTCTGAGAAAGAGATGGATCATGGCGATAAGTGGGAGCTGTTAATCGGTTCAATCCGTGGTGTGTCTAAGATTCGCTTCGATGTGAATACAGGTACACGTCAAGAATTCACCGACTATGGCGTAACCGTGGTAGATACCGCCGTTGCTTGTCAGGGTCGCGGTCAGTAAGAGGGAAGGGTGAAAGCCCTTCTTGATTTCTTTCATAGATTTGGAGTTTAGCAATCATGGCGAATATTAAAAAGAAAGATGGTCGTTACGGTCAATTCGGTGGATTCTCACCATACGGCAATCTCACAGCATTAACTTACCTATTGGCGACCAATGCCACAGGTGCAGTACTTGAATCAGACTCAACCGCTGCTGTTGGAATTGGCGATGTGATTGATTTGGGTGAATTACCTGAAGGTATGCGCTTAGACGATGCACAGGTATTTGTTACTACAGGTATGACGGCAACAGTGACTGGTTCATTGGGTTTTAAATATACCGATGGTGTTAATGATGCAGCCACTCCGCAGGATGCAGCACATTTTATCAGTGCTGGTGACTTGGCAGCCGTAGGACGTTTACGTGCTACAGGTGCGAAGTTGATTACGTTGCCGAAGCCTGCACGTTTAATTTTGACTGTTGCTGGTGCGGCTAATGCCAAAGTCAGTGACATTAAAGTAGTGGTGTACGGTGAGTTGAAAGGTCCTCGTTAATCTTTCGCACATAAAAATAATGATTTACCAGTTTGGGGATGGATGATTTAGCAAAGGGTCGCCATCCCTTTTTTTCTCTAATACAGGAAAACCTTATGAAACTTTCAACAATTGCAATGCTATGCCACTCAATTAATGCTGCTTATTGCTTGTCTCAAGGGGATGATAGTCAACCGACTTGGGATGATGCACCTGACTGGCAGAAACAAAGTGCGTTTATGGGTGTGGAAATGCACATCAATAATCCGGATGCTACGCCTGAACAATCTCATGAGTCATGGTTGTCTCAAAAAGAAGCTGAAGGCTGGAAGTATGGCGAAGTGAAGGACGCTGAATTAAAAGAGCATCCATGTTTCCGACCTTATGACGAATTGCCAGCAGAGCAAAAAGCCAAAGATTATTTGTTTAAAGCAATGGTACATCTGGTCAAAGACTTACCTGAACCCGAAGAACACTTGGCATTAGTCAATCAGACAGCACAATTACAAGCTTCACTTGCAGCCTTTAAACAATTGGCAGGTAATCAGGCACAAAGTCTGAATACTGCTCCAGCTGCCAAAACTATAGCATCGGGTGTACGTGTTAAATACGTGGGCTTAAAAGATGAATACACAGATCGTTTGTATGAATCAAATCTGGTATTTAGTTATGGCCAAACACGCTCAGTCACCACTGACCTCGCCAATAAGTTACTCCAGCATCCTGAATTTGTACGTGATGATGCACTAGAAGCTTTAACAGCAAGTTCTGATCAAGCGGTGGACGATACCGAAGCAACGCTTAAAAAATCTCAGGAAGAAAAAGAAAATAAGGATAAGGAAAATACGCAGATGCTTGATGAAATTGATATGGTACGCCGTATGGAAGATAAAGATTCTTTGTATGAATACGCCATGAAGAACTTTAATCAGAAGATTCCTAAAAATCAATCTGTTGATTGGATGAAGGATAAGGTTTTAAACCTACTTGATACGATGGGAGTTCCTCAGTAATGCAACTTAGTGAATTACTCCGACGTTTTCGCGTACAAGCGAATGACAAGGTAGAGCCATACTTTAATGAAGATGAAGATGTTAAAGCGTGGCTCAATGATGCAGTTGAAGAAGCGTGTATACGTGGTCGCTTGGTGCATGAAAGTCAGAATAGCGATGTGTGCAAGATAGCTGTCACGTCGGGTAATTCACACTATGTATTACATGAAGCACTATATGAAATTACCAATCTGCGCTTTGATCCTGATTCAAGTCGCACCTGTCGTCATCCAGAACTGGTTTCAGAGGAATATTTAGACCGTTGTTATTACGAGAACTGGCGTGAACTGACAGGGCGACCTATGTATGCTGTTCAATCTGATACTGCATTACGTTTGGTGCCTATGCCAGATGAAGATGGTGAGCTTAAGATTGAAGGGTATCGCACACCATTGCTACCAATGGTCGATGATACAGATGCACCAGTCGATCTACATAAAGCGCACCATCCACATCTGATTGAATGGGCATTACATAAAGCATTTAGTGTTCCTGATACTGAATTCTTTGATCCGAATCGTGCACAAATCGCGGAAGGTAAATTTATTGATTACTTTGGTGAACGGCCAGACAGTGACTTGCGACGTATTACGCGTGAAGATGTGCCGCAGCATGTAGAGCCATTTTTCCCATAAGCCCCAGACGGGGCTTTTTTTACGCCTGTAAGGTTGGCGCGACCTCTTGACCACCACAGATAATCAAAATCAAGGTTATTTAATATTAAAGAGCGATCTAAGCATGGCCAATACACTCTACGATTTTGCACGTCAGCGTTTCCTTGAAGCGCAAATTAACTGGATGACCGATACTGTTAAATGTCTTTTGGTTGATACAGGTGCTTACACCCCACAAACGTCAGTCCATCAATACTTATCAGATATTCCAACGTCAGCACGTGTTGCTGGTCCAGTCTTAATGTCTGCTAAGTCTACTGCTGGTGGTGCAGCAGATGCAGCAGATGTAACTTTCACAGCCGTTTCTGGCAACTCAATCGAAGCAATTATTGTGTATATCGACTCGGGTAGTGAGAACACCAGTCCACTTGTTGCATACATCGACACAGCAACTGGCTTACCAATCACACCAAACGGTGGTGACATTATTGTGACTTGGGATAACGGAACGAATAAAATTTTCAAAGTCTGAGTAAGGATGGTGATATGAGCGAGATAGTGAGTAAGCCGCCTACACAATCTGTAAGTGTAGCTGGCTTTAAGGCGGATTTATATGCCGCTGATGAAGTCAAGATCGATTGGAATACCTTATTAAATATTCCTAAATTTCAGATGTATGCTACAGAGAAAACAGGTCGCTCTATTGGTAATGTCATGGAGTGGATTGTTGATTTTATGCGTCAGGAAGTGAATCAGCGAGGGGAACAAGTTGCATTTCAGGATTACTCAATGTGGCACGATAAAAAGGGTTATTGGAAGAATGAAGATGTATATGGTGCATTGATAGAGGCTAAGGAAAATGACGGCTAATACCGGTATTAAGTTTTATATGCATACCAATAATAATGCACCTCAATTAACCAATAATTTTGGCTGTATGTTAAATGTACTTGATGCGTGTTTAGTTAATGGGATTCAGATTGGTGCAATAAGTTCACTTACAGCAGCAGGAACGACTGTGACTGCTGTGTTTAGTGCTGCACATAACTTAATGCCATATCAGGTAGTTCAGATAGAAGGTGCTAACCAGTCTGAATATAACGTCGAAACTCGAGTACTCACTGTTCCCAATTCAACCACAATTACATTTCAATTAGCTTCTGCTCCAACGGTATCGCCAGCAACAGGCTTTATTACCGCTAAACTTCCTGCTCTTGGTTGGGAAAAACCATTTAGCAGCACCAGTGCGACAGGTGGCAAAGGGGCATACCGGTCTAAAAATACATTGTTGCCAAGTCGGCCATTTCTACGCGTTGTAGATGAGCTGGATCCCGCCTATACAGCAACGTATGCCAAATACGCAAAAGTTGGCATCGTCGAAGATATGACGGATATCGATACGATGCTTGGGGTTCAGGCTCCGTATGATAGTGCAGCACCCAATAAGAACTGGGTGGGTACAGGGAGTGGCACTACAGCCATAAATGGATGGGCAAAGTGGTATTACGCAGGTGCAACTGCTAACTTTTATAGTGATAGTCAAACGGTACCAGCAGGCAATCGAAATTGGTTACTGGTGGGGAATAGTGATTATTTCTATATATTGCCTGCATCAATTGCTGCTACTACAGATGTAATAATTTATGGATTTGGTGCATTCAAGTCACTCATAAATGTAGATACATCAAATACTTTTCTATCTTGTACATTTAATAGTGTCGTGGCTAATAATACTTATTTTCATGCACAATTAACTGGATTAGCTGATAGCCAAGCTGCAACTAAAATTTTATTACAACGAGGTTATTCTCAAGCTGCTCAATCAATTACAGCTAAAAACACTTCTTTAAATACTGGTGAAGCTGCTATGTATTCGGGTTCATTTAATTATATTGGAGCCTTTAACTTAACCAATGTGGCTCCATTTGCGCCAGTATTTATCAATGAAACTGTCTTACGCGGTGAGATGTATGGTTTGTATTGGTTATTTCAGAATAGACCATATTCCAACTACCAACTTATTGAAAAAAATAGCGGGCTTTTTATTGCAGTGAATGTGGTTCAATCGTCCTCTACACTCGGGCAAGTTGTTTTAAAAATAGGGGATTTATGATGCTTATAAATCTTCAAGTTATACCCGCCATAAATGCAAATGCTGATGCTATTTTAACCAGTGACAAAGGATTGTCGATTAAGGGGCAAGTAAAAGAAGAAAGTATTGCTATTCCTTGTCGAGTTAGACTTCATGAAAAAATAACAGGTCGTATCATTGCTGATAAATCTACTGATAGTAATGGTTTTTTTGAGTTTGACCATCTGAATTTAACCACTTTTTATGCAATCGCTTATCATCCTATTTCTAACTACAACGCTCTAATTTTTGACAACCTGATACCTAAATAAAGGTGATGTATGACCAAGTACACGCCACCTGATTCACATAATATTGTTTTTAATTTTGAAGGTGATGCATATTCTCCTCCAGATTCATACAATGTCGTCTTTAATTTTGGGGTAGAGCAAGATAAAAGACAGTATGTCTCAATCATTGGTATAGAGCCACCCGCAACTGGAAAGCCTGATGTAAAATCAGCAATCGTTACTGTCTACCCGGTAGGTTTTGATTCGTTTGCCTATGGTGGACAGAATGTAAGAAATAAAGCGCGTTTTATATATGCTCAAGGATTTAGTACACCCACTTTTGGTACAGCAAAAGCCTATAATTTAAAACAATTTATAAACTTGAATGGTCGTGGGTTTGCTGCATCTGCTTTTGGTACGGCAGCCTTTCTTGGCGGTGTTAAATACATAAAACCAAATGGAGTTGATACACTTCGATTTGGTAGCCTTACAATTAAAGATCCTAAAGAATCTCGAACACTCAGACCTATAGCATTTAATGCAATGGCATTTGGTAGTGCAGCAGTCTCTCCACAAATTTTATATGCCAAACCTTTTGTGGCGACTGCTTTTGGTACTGCTACAGTACAGCGAAATCCTTCACCAGTAGGCTTTGTTGCTACACGGTATGGTCTAGCATGGATCTCACATAGTCCACGTTATTATCAACCGCTTGGTTTTGATGCTACTGGTTTTGGATACCCAAGAATATTTGATCCAACACAAAGGATTTATCAGCAGCTTGCCCCGATTGATGCTGGTATTTTTGGTGAGATTAAAATTGCCAATAAAAATAAAATTATTAAACCTGAAGGTTTTGATTCTTCTGAATTTAGTCGATGGAGTGTGGTTGAAAGTAATCGCAGATCTATTTCGGCTCAAGGGCAGTCTTACTTAACCCTTGGTTTACCAGTAGTCCGTAATAAAACACCATCCTTTGCACCGGATTCAATCAATAGCGAAATCTTTGGTCAGCCTAGTATTGGTTATAGAATTCGTAGAATCTCAGTTACAGGGATTCCATATCCAGTTCCGAGTTTGGGTATTCCACAAGTCAGCAAAACACTTGAACTTAACCCTCGTGGTTTTATGTCATCTGCTTTTGGTGATTCAACAGTATCTAACTTGATTAGAACACTGGCACTCTTAGGCAAAGCACATACGTCATTTGGTTTGACTACAGTATGGTTTAGAAAAAGACCTTTAAAAGTTGATGATGGGATATTTTCCTTTGTTGCTGGGAAACCTGCGGTAGATCATAGTATTCGCAATATCGATACAAATGGTAAAGCATTCGATATTTATGGTACGCCCTGGGTATCGTATAGGGTCCGTACCATCGAACCTGTAAGTATTAATCAAGTCTTTCCATCTGTTCATCGTGTAGGTGGTACACAACATCTAGCCATTCATGGTTTTGTGGCCACAGCATTTGGTACGCGCATCATTCCTGAAATACAGACTATTTATCCTAAAGGCTTTGCTGAGATATTTGGAATTAACGAAGCAAAATTGCATAGACGATATATTAAGCCACTTAGTATTAGTTCGGATGGCATACCCAATGTAGGCCGTTGGGGTAAGCCTGCAATATATAACCATCGCCAATATATAAGGATGTATTTTGATCCTGATAGCCAACTCAACCCACCAAGCATGGAACCTAAGTGGCTGAAAATTGAGAACCGTAATAAGTCAGTTGTTACAGTAGGCAATGTAATGTCTGTGTTTGGCCGCATGACGATTGACAATAAAGCTAGACCTTTATATCCATCATCTTTCCAGCATAGCGAAATTGGTAAACCGATGATTTCGTATAAGGTTCGCAAGGTGCTACCTTATGCCATTGAAGAACCTTACATTTCTGGATGGACGAATCTAAGTAATAGTGCCAAAGTCATTGCACCAAAGGGTATTTCAATGCAGGCATTTGGATCACCTTTGATTGTCAATACTCGTCGTACCTTTCCTCTCAAGGGCTTTGAAAGCTCCATTATTGGTTATCCAATGGTGGTTTTCCGTATTCGTGAACTTACGTTTGAAAATCGTTATGGTATTGCGCCACCGTATATCACACCACCAACAGTACAGCATCACACTCGCTATATTGAGCCGTCTGGATTTGATCGATCAGCCATGGGGTGGGTAGAGCTTACAAGATATCAAGCGAGGATTGTTACGCGATGGTCACATAAGGATCATATGGGTGAACCCACTATCAGAAATCTCACTCCAGAAGTAAAGGCTAGGGGTGCTGCGCAAGATGAGTTTGGTTTACCTAATTTACGTCTATCTAAAGCGTTTTATAAACTGGATGGCTTTATAGCGACCATTATTCCAAAACCTTTGATTGAATTTAAAAATAGAAAAATTAAGGTGCTGAGTATTCAATCAATGCAGATTGGATCAAAACTAATAGTCACAAAAACAGGCTCACCTCCTTACACCAGTCAATATATTTACTTGGGTAATCCTCTTTTCCTTCCAGATGGAACACCTGCTGCTGGTTACGGTATCGGCATACCTGGTTCGGTTTATTGGGGAATGCCCGAATGGGATGATCCGCAAGTACCTAAACCTAGCTTGAATCAAAATGTTATCCGTGTAATTAACGAATACATTGAAACAAAAATGGGGATGCCTTCGGTATCTGCCAATTCAATACGTGTTGAACCCGGTATTCAGGAATTGGTTGTGGGGAATCCGACTGTTTCACTTAAACACCGTCAGATTATCGTTGCACCATATATCTTTGATGAGGATAACCAAGTAAGCGAGCCACTTGTTACACCTTTCCGCATTGAGCCACAGAGCTTAACTAAAGGGGTTGTATTTGGTAAACCTGTCGTCCGCAATGCCAAGGGAGAAATAAAGCCATCATCTAATGATTTTATGCACATTCCTTCGCCACAAATAGAATTAAGGAAGCGTTACATACAACCAATTGGAATATTTGCACTTCGCTTTGGATGGCATAAATTACCTGAATGGAAAATGTATGTAGAACAATATGAATCGAATGATATGTCGAGCTTTGGTAGTCCTAGTGTTGTACGTGATGACCATGGAAAACCACAAGCAATTGCACCGAAGGGGTTTGGTGAGGTGTTTGGAACGACCAAGATTGAGTTAAAAAATCGTCAGATATACCCATTCGGTTTTACGGATGCAGCTATGGGATATTCGAGTTCGTCGGATTACCAGTATTACCCACAATCACTGCATATAGGTTTTAAAAAACCGATTATGATTGTTGGGAAGGATTGTGCAGTATTTGGTAGCACTTGGGTCAGCTATAAAGTTCGTGAAATTGTACCAAAAGGTTTTGATAGTTTTATTTCCACCTATGGTCCAACAGAATTTAAAAAACGCATGAAGGTCATAAGACAACCGCAGACTAAAGCAAAACAATTCATAAGTGTTGTTGGCATGGAGCATACCAGTTACGGCACTCCAAACATTAGAAATAAAGTTCATTACATCAGACCAGATGGTAATTCAGACCAATATCGAAAAGGGGCGTTTTAATGACAACTAAAAAATTACCACCTGTGATGGGAATGGATAATACAAGCGAAGAATTTGCATTAGAACGAAGCGGTGATGGTGCAAAGCTATATGTACGTGATGCGGTAAATATTGATTTCACTGAATCAGGGCGTATGACTATGCGTGAAGGTATTGCCTTGCAAACCAATTTACCTTTTAAGTACTTATGGCAATCTTCACTTCACCATGATTGTTTTGCAATGCTACATGGTGCTTGGGTAAAAGTAGATCCAATTACTTGGGAGTATGAGGAATTAATACCGCAGATTGGTGAGGGTCCTTTATTTCATCAAATCATTAATAATTTTGTTTTAATGTCTTGTGACACTGGTCTTTATACTTTTAATGGATTACAGGCAGTTAAGTTTACGATTGATACGCCAGCAAAGCCTTATGTAAGTTTTAGTGCTGATGGAAGTATTGACGCAGGTGCATATTCGTTTGCTATCTCGTGGCTTGTAGGTGAGCGAGAATCAGCATTATCAGAGATAGATAAGATTGACGTAGTGCAGTATTCAAACCTAGATGTGCAATTCCCAATGTGCTTAGATGAAAAGGTGACACATATTCGTCTTTATATGACAGAACAGAATGGTGGTGAACTGCGCCAAGTAAAGGATTATCCGATTTCGACTACACACACTTCTTTGCCAGTTTTACCTGAATTTGGACGTGTACCGCAATTTCAACACTTCTCACCGATGAAGCATGGTAAATTTTTAAGTCTTTGGCGTGGTCGTATCCTTTGTGTTCATTTGAATGTTTTATATTTCTCTGAAGCAATGGCTTTTCATCTTACCGATGAGCGTTACAACTTCATTCAATTTCCGCAACGAATTACTTTTGTTGAACCTGTAGAGGGTGGTATTTGGGTGGGGCAATATGATCATGTGGTTTTCTTGCGTGGTGCTGATTTAAAAGAATTGGTGCTAGAACATAAGGCCGCAGCTAAACCTATTTCAGATAGTGGTTTTACTGTTGATAGTGCGGTAGTGGGTGCTGATCTTTCTCAAGGTGGCGCATTGTCTGCAATGTGGCTCTCTGAGAAAGGTTTCGTGTTGGGGAGTGCAAGCGGTCAATTAATTGAATTACAGTCAGATCATTTATCCAATATTACAGCTCTATCTGGTATGGCTGTAGGGTTAGGAAACAGAGTTGTCGCTATTGTAAATTGAATTATTATCAATTCTAACAGTGCATAACCATGGATAAAAAACGCTTAAAATCAGCTCTATCACGTGATTTGGATAACCAAGTTTATGATGAGACGGAAGAAGGAATTTATTTCCCTCGTCATGGTGTTATGGCATCGGGTGAATATTTTGATCGTATCAACGGTGGTGAATGGCAACGTACCCCCAACCTGATCACCAAGGAAGGTCGTATCGATGCGATCAATACTTATATTGGCAGTAAGGCAAAACCAGTAGGTTTTTATTTAGCTTTGTTTAGTGGTGCAGCAGCTCCAGCAGATAATTGGACTGCTGCAAATTTTGCCACGGTAGCCAGTGAAATCGTGTCATTGTCAGAAGGTTACACCTTACCAACACGTGCGCAATTCATTTCAACCAATGCAACAGTTGATACCTTTATTGACAATATGGCTAATGTGGCACGTTTAACGATTGCTACTGCTTCACAGTTAAATGTTACTGGTACTGCATTATTGACCAATTCAGCACGTGGCGGCACCACTGGTGTATTGGTATCAGCAACCAAGTACCCAGCAGCACGAACTTTCCAAGATGGTGATACTTACGATGTGGGTTATCGCTTTGCATTAACATCATAAGGTGCATACTCCACGCCCTTATGGGTTGGCGGTAGAAGGCGGAGAACTGACTGAATACGATAAAGCATTTATTCATTCAACAGTTGTTCGCTTTTCTAATTTTAAAGAAGCAAGCCGCCTTGAAAGTTTGCGAGATACTTACGACCTACCGAATGGTGGTTACTGCGTCATTCAAGACATGGGTAATGTATTAAAGGTTATTGCGCATAAGACTCAAACCAATCCTCAATTTTCTTTCACCATAGATGGTATGGCCAAGGCTTATATTCCAATGTTTTTCAGTGGAATTATTACCAGAGCAAGGGTTAATTCATCTCAGGGTGTGAAACTAAAACTTACTCAGTCTTGTATTGCTAGATTAAAGCAACTACCAGATGTAGAGAACGTGACCAAAGAGATAGAACTACAAAGGTTTGTTATTCCATATGGTGAGAACTTTTCTGAATTTAAGCCAGAGTATGAAAGCGACCAAATATGGACACAATACGTTGCTCAGAATGCCGGATGGTATAGTGGCTCTATGGCAAAACTCATGCAAGTTGTTGGTGGTTATGGTCGTCAAGATTTTGACTATCTGCCCAATACCCCACTAGAACGTGCAATATTCCAACTTCCTGTTTCTGTGTATGAACTGATCGAAGATGAAATTAACGGTGTAAGACTACCAGGTTATACCGGTATCCCGCCGTTAGATGGCAAGTTTCAATATGACTATAAATTTAGTAAAACGCATGCGGTGAGTTTCGATACTTTCGGTAAGCCTTGGCTGGTTCAAATCGGGTCCGATAAAAAAGTATGGGCAATGCCATTGCCAATTATTCCTGCAACTCTAAGTGAACACTTTAAACAGTATGTGGAAGAAGAATTAAAAGATGATGAAATCCTTGAAATTCTAAATCACTTTGGCGCTATGCCATCGGGTGAGGGTTTCCCCGAAGATAAATCAGAGTTTATGTCTTGGGTACGTGCTGGTGTCATTGTTCAGGTTTGCGATACTTCTGATTTTTATAATCATATTGCCTATTACGAAGCATGTGGTTGGTCTTTTAATACACGTGGTGGTAATGCTTACAATACTTGCTACAACTATGATTACACCACAGGTCTGGCTTTTGGGATGACATATAAAATGTCACTGTCATTGGTTGGTCAAGAAGATCATTACGGGTTAAAGCGCGTTTCAATTAATAGTCAAGAACTAGGTGATTCAGAAGCCAGAAGGTTGATTGAATATCTTCAACAACTGATGGCCAAGTTAAAAGATGGTAGTCATCGTTCTAATGCAATCCTTTACAAACTCAGAAAAGTTGGAAACGAGATCATCTTAAAACGTGTCCAGCAAGCTGGCATCAATATCCATTTTGAGAATGAAGTGAATTACTGGGATGGCTATACGGTTAAAGCTGCACAACACACTGGAAGTGTTACCCAAGTGTATAGTGGATATTTATTTCATCCAGCAAAATTTGAAAATCAACCACAAATCAAATTCCCTAACTATGCACAAGGGGGCTGTCTTTCTTTTAACTTTTCACCTATCGAAACAGGTTGGCGTGTGGCCTGCGATACCATTATGTTCGCCTATTATGATGGTGATGACATTAAGGTTGTTAAATATTTTATTGATGAATCACTCACTTATTCTAAGGAAATCGATACAGACTATGAAGAATGTATGATGGTGGGGCATTGGTACAAAAATGAAACTGAAGGCTTTACCAGTATATTTGGGCATTTCTATACCAGTGATATTGATGAGCGTGATGAAGTAAGCCAGTCAGTAACAAAAACAACAATTGAAGGGCGTGATCAGGGCTATGACAGCAAGCCATTTTTTGCACAAGATAGTATTTTTTGGCGACCTGGTACGCTGTGGAGAAACCGTTACTACACGCATCTTATAAAAACAGATAGTACCAGTGGTACTAACTTATATTTAGGTGTTTGTATCCCTATGTTTCAACGTGCATGTGTTCTACATGCGACTAAAGAAACTCATGTTAGTAAGTCATATTCAGAATCTTATGGATTACTTGCGGCTAAATATCCTTACTCTTACAGATATTGGACCCACGATAACCTTTTCGCGTTTATCGGTGGTTTGGCAGTGCAAAAAGGTCAACCAGTACCAGTTGCAGGGAATCCTGTTTGGGTAGAAATTGAAAATTATGCACCGTCCATGTGTTCAGACTTTGCTGACCAAGGACCTTGGATTCCAAGCCTACCTGCTGACTATACATGGTTAGTGCATCCAGATCGGATGGTTTGGCGCGCACAAGGTGGAGGTGGACCACCAAAAGTTAAGGAATATAGTTTCACACGCTCGTTAGCTGCTAACACGGATGATCGAGTAATTAAAACCATGTTTATGGAACAAACCGTTGATGTAAAGAAAGAAGGTGTTTCTGATGGTTATTTCATTTCGTCACCAAATCCAATCGGTTCAATTTTCTATAGAGATGCCTGTAGAGTTTTTATGGGTAGGGCGGAATATGGGAACATAGGGGAAGCAGTAAATAACATGCGGTGGAGAGGTGGTTACACCTCACTAGCTGATCATAAATCTTGTTATCACTTTATTGGAGTAATTAATGAGTAATTACTGGGATGACACAATTGAAACAGCCATTGCTTCGGACAAAGTGTGGGCCAATACCCTCGTTCTTACCAATGAAGTTGCAAAAGCCACCGCAACCATAATTTTTATTCTTGGGGTTTTAACAACTGAGCATGCTGTAGCCACAGATAGTGTATTTGGCTATCGTGGTTTTAGCGTGACTGAGTCGGCTCAAATACAAGACCAAGCATTTAGTATTAAACATGGTACTGACTTGACAGTTGAAGTGGCCAAAGCAAAAGATAAGGTTTTTGCAGGATTTCATGACTTAATCATAGAGCAAGCTACAGCAATTGATACTGATCGAAGTCTGATTGGTTCTATGGTTTATGAGTCTGCGCATGCATCTGATCTTGATTTAAGTAAACGTCTTGTTGCTTATACCGTTCAGGAAAAGGCTCGTCTATCTGATACTGCTTTTGCCTACCAAATCTCATTGATTACTGAAACAGTAGCTATAAATGATTCGCTGTATTCCCAATTAAAAGCATTTTCACTGGTCAGTGAAGTGGCAACTGTTAAGGACTATGATTTATCAGCACTAGCAACACAGAACTTTGTCATTGAATCGGGACAAGTAAAAGATGGTGTTTATGGTGCATTACATGCACATGGCATGGTGGTTGAAATAGCTTTAGTCACGGATCATGTGTTTTCAGAACAATTACATGGTCAAGCTTGGACAGCCAATACTGATACATGGGCAATGAGTCGTTATGCACCGTTCTCATTTGAAGGTGTCAGCGTGATTAATGGGGAGTTGTATACATGGAATAAGGATGGAGTTTACTTATCCGGTATTGAAGGTGAGTCTATTTCAGCAAAAATTCAAACTGGTAAATTAGATTTTGGTGAAGCTCTTGTTCATCCGACTGCTGCATATCTTGAATATCAAATGTCTGGTACAGAAAAGGCTATGCACATTGCGGTCACTACTACTCAAAGTGGACTGTCTGCAACTTATCAATATCTATTACCCAAAGAGCAATCTGATTATTTAACCAATGGTCGAATCATTTTTGGTCGTGGCTTACGTGGTCGCCATTTTTCGTTTGAAGTTGCGCTAAATGCCACCTCTGCACAAATAAATGCTTTGTCTATTGAGCATACGAAAACAGCTAGGAGAACCTAATGGGTATTGATTCTAAAGTTGCACCTGATGGCGTAATGGATGCAGCTATTACGACTGTTATGGATCAGATGGCGAAACTAGATAGCGTAACCAAGAAATACCAAACTGAATTAACTCAATCATTAACTGATATTAAGAATATTGAAGTCAAACCAGTGGCCGCACTACAGCCATTGAATATTCCACAAACACCCGTACCAAATTTAAACTTTGCAGCACAACCTACGTTTAATGCGGTTAATTTAACCGTACCGAATACACCTGAATTTAAAAATATAGATTCGTTATTATCTGAATTAGATTTAAGCGATTTAGATATACCAGTTGCACCTGAAATACCTGCTATTCAGTTACCAGAAACACCAGGCATTCAGCATATTGATGTACCATTAAAGCCACAAATTGATACAGATATTCAATTACCGGAAGCACCAGTACTTGATTTACCTGAATTACAGGAATTGATTCAATTAGATATTCCAGCATTTACATTTCCTGAATTGCCAGACTTTAACGACAAGCCACCATCTTTAGATTCAATTACAGTACCTAATGTTTTTATTGATTGGAAAGAACCAGAGTATGAATCTGAATTACTGCCCAGTCTTCAGGCTAAAGTAAAACTATGGATGAGTGAGGGTGGTACTGGTTTTCCACCTGCTATTGAAGATGCCTTATTTAATCGTGCACGTCGTCGTGAGGGGCGTGAAGTTGAACGAGCAGTTCAAGAAGCTATAGGCGATTGGTCAGCACGTAATTTTTCAATGCCACCAGGAATGTTGGTTAAACAAGTTGCAGCAATTCGTGAGCAAGGACAACTTAAAGCAAGTGAGTTGAACCGTGATATTCTGATTGAAGCAAGTAAGTTGGAGATAGAAAACATACGCTTTATGGTTGAACAAGGCATTGTCTTGGAGCAGCTCACCAGTAATTTATTTTCTAATGTTGTTAATCGCTTATTTGAAACTGCTAAGTTTAATGCGGAAAGTCAGATCAGTGTATTTAATGCGCAAGTGGCTTTGTTTAATGCTCAAAATAGCGCATTTGAAACACTTTCATCTGTATACAAAACCAAGTTAGATGGTGCATTAGCAAAACTTTCTGCTTATAAAGCTGCGGTGGACGCACAAGTCGCTATTGGACAGATCAATGAACAGTATGTACAAGTCTATAAGGCTAAGACAGAAGCGGTATTATCAAATGTAGAATTATATAAAGCGTTGGTACAAGGTGCATCTGCACGTGCTGATGTTATTAAAAATCAATTTGATGCGTACCGTACCGAAGTACAGGCATATAGTGAACAGATTAGTGCTGAAAAGGTCAAGGTAGACGCATATGAAGCACAAGTACGTGGCGAAACGTCTAAAGTTGGTATGTTTGAAGCACAAAGTCGAGCATATGCATCAACAGTTCAGGCCATTCAATCCAAAGCAGATGTTAAAAGCAAAGCAATTCAATTGAAGATGGAAGCCGCGAAAACTTGGATTTCAAAATATACTGCTGATGTAGATGGTTACAAGGCAGGGCTACAAGCAAGCTTAAATGAAGTTCAAATGAATACGACGGCTTTTGGTGCACAAGTAGAGGCATGGAAAGCTGGTGCAAGTGTTGATATATCTCATTCAGAAATGCAATCACGTTATGCAGACATGAATACACGTGGAAATATTGCTTTTGCAGAAATGCAAATTAAACAATATGAAGCAAATATTCAGCATGCGATTCAAGAAGCACAAATTGCATTGGAGTCTGCGAAAGCTCTTGGTCAGTATTCAGCACAGCTGGCGGCAGGTGCTATGTCTGCGGCTCATATTTCAGCCAGCATTAGTGGTAGTGGCTCTGCAAATACATCTTATTCAAACAGTGAAAGTGAATCTACAAGTACAAGTCACAACTACAATTATTGATTTCAACCTCTAAGGTTCGCCCTAATTTTTTAAGTTTTCCATAATGGATAAAATTTAAAAACGTAGGGTTTTTTTTATGTTCGGAATTCAGCAAAAGGGCAAGCCTAAACAGGCTGACACCGGCAAAGGTGGCATGATTAAAGGGAAAGGTACGGGCACTTCTGACGATATTAAAAAAAATGTCAAAAGTGGTAGCTATATTATGCCTGCGGATTCAACCAAAAAAATCGGGGAGGAAAACTTAGATAAAATGGATAGTTCCCCCAAAGTTAATCTCAGTAACGGTGAATACCAACTCACGCCTGATCAAGTTCACTCGGTGGGTGTTGAAACCTTGGATCGGATGAAAGATCAAACGCACACACCGGTTAATCAACCGCAACTTGGTATTAAGTCAGGGAAGAAAGAACCAGAATTGTTTTTTGCCAATGGTGGTGTGGTCAGTCCTTATCCATCGGCTGATGATATTCGCAAGGCAACTGCACAAAAGCAAATGAGTGGCCCGACAATGCGTGATGTAAGCGGTATTACACGTGATGTTAATCGCCCATTACCCCAAACATATCAAGCACCATCAACACCAGCTGCAAATTCTGCGAATACAGCACCAGCGCAAGGTGGTGGCTTTATGGGTGGTGTTAAAAACATGGCCAAAGGTTTAGGTAAGTTTCATGGTATAGGCTCAATGGCTGGTGGTGCAATAACAGGTTTTAATACTTCTACAGAAGATTATGCTGAACGTATGGGTCTTGATCCCAACGCAGAACGTGGGGTGTTGGCTGAAACAGGTATTCGTGCCGCAGGCGTTTTATCTGACGTAGGTAATGCTGCGAGTTTTGGAATATTGGGAAATCGTTTTCCCGATAAACAACGAGCGGCAGCAGAACAAGGATTAGTAGAACAACAAGCACGCTTTGCTGCACATAATGTTTCTAAGTCGGCACAACCAGTGAGTAAACCGACAGCACCAGTGCCAGTACAGGCCAAACAACCAAGTTTTAATGACACAATCAATAGCGAACTATATGGAACGCCCCCAACTGGACAACCAACACAAACCGCGCCACAACAAAATGCAGATCCTTATGCAATTCAGCAAAAAGGGAGCAGTTTTAGTTACGCTAATCCGAATGCGGCAAATCAGGCACGTGCAGCAGGTGTACCAGAATTACAAAGCAGTGGCTTTGCTGGAGGTATTCGTCCAGCGAATGACCCACGCGGTGTGGCAAATTTAATGCAAAATACACGTGAATTTGGTCCAACTGATCAGCAAATCAATCAAGCATTAAATCAATTGAATGGTCAGCAAGGGCAAGGCATTACATATCCTGATCGACCTGCACGTAACGACATGCAAGAAGCTGAACGCAATAATGTTCTGAGTCAAATTCAGGCACCGATTAAAGGCGCACGTGGCATGACTTCTAGCCAACGTTCGCAGCTTATGGAGATGCAAACTGGTGAGGATAATCGTGCAACTACGATGTATAACACTGATGCCAATAACGCGACCAGTCAGCTAAACAACTCAACCAATAATGCTGCATCGATTGCACAAACCATGATGCGTGAACAAGGTTCTAATGATCGTGCAGTATTGGGTGAGAATGGACAGAATTCACGTTATGGCATGGGCTTGGAACAGGATGCAGCCAAGTTTAATGCTGAGTTTGGTTTAAAAAACCGTGAAGCAAAATTGAATGAAACCAAAGAAGGTTTTGGTATTCGTAATTCTCAACGTGTCGAAAAACTCTATGAAATGTACGACAAGGCTGAAACAGACGAGCAACGTGCAACTATTCAAGAGAAGATCAATCGCTTCACTGGCGCCAAGGGTGAAAGTGGTAAAGATCGTTACATGACTGTAGGCGGTGGTCAAGAGTACAACAAAGAAGAGGGCGTAATGATTAACCGTCCACAACAAATTTTCGATACCAAAACAGGGCAGTTACAGAATATTGATGGCAACCCTTCTCGACAAGCAACAGTAGGAGCTAATTCAGAGAAATTTAAAGGGTATCAGGTTTATACAGATGCTAATGGTAACAGCGCATATCTTGATCCGAAGACAGGGCAATTTAAGCCAATCCCGAAATAGAACAAAGCCACCGTAATGGTGGCTTTATCTTTATCAATTACACTGCATTTGCCCGCCAATATTCTGGCATGATCCGCCAGTAGAAGGAAAATAGGTATCTCCTCCACCCTTATTGTATCGGGTACCATCAGTTCCCCAACATCCAGCACTATCACAGTTTGTAATAGATGAAGTTGGTGCAGAATTACTAACATTATTGTTTGTGTTTGAAAGTCCAGCAATTGCGTTACGTTGGCTTGCTGTTAAACCTCTTGAGCCCGAAATTGGTTGGCTTGCTTCATTGATTAATCGCTGTTGTTCCGCACTTCGTTCAGGCTGACGTGGCGGTGAGTATGTTGTTCTGTTATTGCCTTGATAAGGGTTGTAGTGTTGAGTTGGAATCGAGGCATTGGATTTAAATTCTTTCCGTTGAGTTGAAGTCGCTGGTGTAGATCCGAGTGATCGAAGAGTTTCAATCTTTTGTTGTTTTGTACCTGCAGGCGGTTGTTTGCTGGAATATGTCACATTTCCTTTGCTGTCTACCCATTTATAATAATTTTTGGCATGCACCTGTGTTAAGCAAAATCCAAGCGACATTCCAACTAAAACAACTTGTTTTAACATCATGTTAACCCTTAATTTTTATCGTTTAATTAGAAACTGAAATGGCAATGAGTACAATAGCTCTGTAGGGTTCGACTAACTTAAATCTGGACTGTCATTATTCAGGCATACCGTAGGAGTGTGTTATGCCTGATCCCCAAGATATAAATAATCCTTTCTTCCATGAATCGAAAACTACAAAAGCTTCTGAGCAAGATAAATTTAAGTTTGATCCGAGCACCGCTAAACCAGTACAAAATAAATCAATGGTTGCAGAAGTTGAAGGTTTTAATTTTGATCCAAGTACAGCGAAGGCCGTGAATAAAGGCCTGGGTGGTCATATAAAAGACTTTGGGACATCCCTTGCAGCTGGTGCCGCATCCCTTCCTGATATTGCGATTGGTCTAGGTGATCTATACACCGGTGGTCGTGCCGGTAAAGCAATTGAGGAATCAGGCATTTATACACCGGGTTCTGGTAGTAGCTACTGGAAAGATAAAAAAACTGATGTGGCAAAAGTCCAATCACAAGAGTTTGCTGATGCAGAAGGCGTAGTCGATAAAACCAAAATTGCTTTAAGTAATCCTACAATGATTTCGAATGCGATTGGTGAATCACTCGCACCTATGGCGGCTGGTGGTTTAGTTGGTCGTGGTATTAATATCGCATCAAAAGGCAAGATCGGAGCAGCAGCAGCCGGAGCTTTAGGCGAGGGTGCTGTGATGGCAGGTTCACAGGCTGAAAGCATTCGTCAACAAACAGATGATGGATTACTTAGTGGTGGTCAAACAGCTGCGGCAGCTGCAACTGGTGTTGCTGGTACTTTATTTGGTTTCTTGGGTGGTCGTATTGCACAGAAACTTGGCTTTGACGATATAGATAACATGATGGCGAATGGCATATCACGTGAAGCTACCGAACAGGCTGCAAAAGATATTCCATTTTCAAGCATTCCAAAAAGTGTGCTGATGGGTGCGGTAAGTGAAGGCATTTTAGAAGAATTACCTCAGTCACTTTCCGAGCAAGCTTTACAGAATATTGCTTTAGATAAGCCATGGTATGAAAACTTAGATGATGCTGCGGTGATGGGTACACTCGCAGGCATGACCATGGGGGGCGGTATAAATGCGTACACGTCAACACAAGATTATCTAAATGCACAACGTAATAACAATGAAAGTGCAAGCCCAACTGATTCTAATGCACCGAACTTACCGGCTCTACCTGGTGGGAATGGTGGTGATGCTTTAACTGGTGAATATATCCCACGTGCTGATCAATCAAGTCAGCCAGAGCAAAGCCGTACCAATTATGAATATGATCAATTCTCTACCGATGCTGATAATATTTTAGGGCAAGGTACTGGATTTAATCCAATGCAGGGCAACTATCCGGAAAATCCGGATAGTCCAATTGCACCGACTACGCCGCCGTTGTCACGTCAGTTAGGGATCAATTCTGAAGATGGTCCAATGTCTACCGCAGCAGCTTTGGCGGTGGATAGTGGCGCAACAGCAACGATGCTCAATGCACCGGCTGTCACTGATACGGCACAAGATGACGTTAATAACAATGCACCGTTAAGCAGTGCAGCAGGTCTACTCAATGCACCAACAGAAAACACTGGCACAAGCAATGAATCAAGCACAGAACAATCCAACACATTTGGATCTACTATCGGACCACTTGATTCAGGAAGTGGTATACAAGGCCGGAAAGAATCTGGGATTACTAAATCCAGTACAAACAACAGCGCAAGCAACGACATTGAGCGACAAGGAGATTCATCAATCCTTCAAAACACTATCGGAAATGGCGGACAAGATGCGTCAGGAGGAATCAATAGCGCAGATTCAGTTTCAGGAATTAGTAAGCCTTCACAAGCTACACAAGGGCAGTCAGATCGTAATAACCTCAACGCCGTCGGGAATAACTCCGTTTTATCAGGCAAAACTACAACAGCAGAAAATGGCAGTTCTACTATCGGAACAACTACAGGTGATTCACAAGGTCGAACTGTAGAGCCTATTCTTGGTGCCGACGGTAAAAATAAATGGTTTGGCAACCAGAATAAAGCGCAAGCATTCATTGATAAGAAAAATTTAGGCAATGATTACCAGGTAGCTCAGGACGGAAAGCATTTTGAAATTCAGCCAAAATCTACCCAGAGTAATGAAAAACAATCACAAATTTCAGACCTTGAGCAGCAGCTTGCCAATGAAAAGAGCGTGATCAAAAAGGTCCGTTTGCGTAAACAGATCTCAGAATTGCAAAATGGTTTGGCAGAACCGGTGCAAAGCGATGTAAGTTTAGATCAACCAAGAAAGGCGACGGCTGAGAACCTGAGTGGCGAACTTAAAAGAATGGAACAAGCTACTGCGCGAGTTAATGCAGTACGTCAACGTATGCGTGATGCTAATCCTGAAATCTTCACCGAAGAAAATGACCGTGTCCGTGAAACCCATGGTCTAACAAATGCACGTGTAACAGCGATTGCTGACGAAATCGAAAGTTCAGGAAGTTATGAACTTTCTGACCGTGAATATGACAAGGTTAAGAACAATCCAAATTATAAGATCGACTACAATCCAAAAACCTTTACTGGAAAAGTTACCGCCGTTAAAGATCAACATAGCGGTGAATGGGTAGGTAAGAGCGAACAGTCTGATTTAGACAATGCAGCACATGCATCAGCCACAAGTACACAGAATGATCTTCCTGAGCCCACACAAGCCCAAATTGAAGCAGGCAACTACAAGAAAGGTCACATCAAAGTTCACGGCTTAGATATTGCGGTAGAAAATCCACGCGGATCTGAACGCCGTGGGACAGATCAGGACGGTAAGGAATGGGCGCATACCATGAGCGACCACTATGGCTATATCAAACGTACAACAGGTGCAGATCAAGAGCAGATTGATACTTATGTAGGTAAAAACCCTGAATCTGAAAAGGTTTATATCGTTGATCAAATTAATCAAGGTAATGGTAGTTTTGATGAGCACAAGGTGATGATGGGCTTTGATAGTCAAGAAGAAGCCATTGCTGCATACCAATCTAACTTCGATAATGGTTGGAAAGTTGGTCCTGTTAATGAAATGTCCAAAGATCAATTTAAGGATTGGTTAAAAAATTCGGATACCTCTAAACCTGCCGCATCTAAAAACTTGAAAGACAGTATTGAAAATATTCGCGCAGAAAAAATACGGAAAAAGACCGTAGATGATTTGCATAGCAGTGTTTATGGATTAGCTACGGATGAACAATTACAAGAATCATTGAAACATTTAAATAACGAAATATCCAAAGCACATAAGCGGAGTGAAAATGAAGTTGTGAACGGTAAGCGTAGTACACGTAAAGCTGTTGCTGCAGGTGCTTTAGATCGGTTTTTAAAAGACCGTGTTGATTTAGAAACCTACATGAAGGCACGCAAGAATGGTGAGCTGAAACAGCGTAGTAAAACAGTAAATGATTATAGCCGTGATAAATTAAAGCCTGATGATGATCGTAAAGGTGCTTCACCATTAGATACAACATTTACTCCATTATCGGTCGTTAGTGCTACTCATAGAGTCCTTTCTGTTCTTCAACATCTCAAAATGTCCGCTACACAAGATACGTCTGTTCGTGGTCGTATCAATATTGGTCGTAATCGCTTGAAGTCTGGCTTTAGTGTTCAAGTCGTTTCGAGCTTTGATGGACTTCCTGCGGAAATACAAAATGATGCTACCTACCAAGATGAGAATGGCGAAACCAAGAATTATAATGTAAGCGGTGTTTGGCATGATGGCACACTCTATGTAGTTGCTGACCAAGTTTATGGAGATAGCCCAAAACAGCTTACTACATTTGATGCGTATGAGGAATTATTAGCACATGAAATCATTGGGCATTTTGGTGTTCAGCAGATATTCGGCAGTGAGTATAAGACCAAATTACAGCAACTTTTTAATGCACTTGGTGGGCTTGATGGCATTCGTAAAATAGCCAAAAATAATGGCGTGAATATACAGCAATTTGAGAGCTCATATATTCAGCCATATACTCAAGGTGCAAAAGATAAAATTTATGCTGAATCTGATGTGCAACAAGCTTTAGTCGGAGAGTTGTTCGCTTTTGTTGCTCAAAACCAAAGTAAACAACCCTTTGTGCGTCAAAAATTAAAAGAAGTAATTGGATTTATTCGTCAATGGTTTCGTGAGCGTGGTTTTGATAAATTTTTATCACGCTATAACGATACTGATTTAATGATGTTTATAGCTGAGGCACGTAAAGCTGTAGTAGATCAAAGTTACTTTGGAAAATATAAGAATCAAAACATTTCAAGCAAGGATGATTTAGACACTCCGTTATACAGCCGTCGCAGTGAAAGTACAAAAAGTTCATCCATTCAACAGGTTCGTGATGTATTGGTAGAACGGTTTGGTGAAGATGTAATCAGTGAACTTGAACGTCAGGGTAAGCTTGAAATTATTCAGGATTATCAAGTTGAAGGTGTTGAAGGGTTTTATTACAACGGAAAAGCTGTACTTGTTGCATCGAATCTAACCAAAGAAAGTGCAGTACCAACATTCCTACATGAATTGGGTGGTCATGGTGGCTTCCAAAACATGATGAATGAAAAACAATATCAGGAACTGATGCGGCAGTTTGATAAGTTGGTTGAACAAGGCAATCCTGTTGCATTGGCAGCTAAGTTGCTTGCTGAACGTGAGCAGGGTACAGAACGACAGAAATTGGAATATCTTCCGTATTTATTAACCCTCTCATCTACCATGCAACAACGCAATGTGATTCAACGTAATGCGCTTCAAAAATTGATTCATAATATCGTTGCGTATGTAAAAGCATGGGCATTTGATCAATTTGGGATAAATCTAAATCTAAATCCAGATGATATGTTGGCTTTGTCAGAGCGCATGATTGGGCAAATTAAACACCAATCATCATTGGATTTAATTCGTCAAAAATATCATGGTACAAGTCAATGGATGACAGCACCAAACGGTGCGAAGACACATCTTTCAGAAAAACAATGGTTACAAGTCCGCACACCAGAATTTAAGAAATGGTTTGGTGATTGGGAAAATGATGCTGCAAATGCTTCACAGGTATTAGATGAAAATGGGGAGCCTAAGGTTGTTTATCATGGTACTGCCACCGAGTTTAATGAATTTAAGCAAGGTCATGGCTTATTGGGAGATGGTATTTACTTAACTGATAGCTTTGATACAGCAGATGTATATGCCAATGTCCGTGGTAAAAATGGTTTTGTAATACCTTTATTCGTGAATATTCGAAATGCATTTAAAACAACAGGTAATGTATCTCGAGATACATTTGTAGAAGCAACAAGTTCTGGTAAATATCAGGGAGTCGTTCATCAATTTGAAAATAAAGAATATATTGTTGCGTTAGAGCCTAACCAGGTCAAAATGGCTGAAGGTAATGCAGGAACCTTCAACAGTGAAAGTGCTGATATACGTTTTAGCCGATCCGCAAATAATGTCGTCGATCGACTAAGTGAAAATATTAAAAATTTGTACAGTGGTAACTTTAAATTACCTAGTATGGCTGATGCAATGAAGTATGGTTTGATGTTTTTGAGCCGTATGCAGATCACGGATATTTATAAAAAAATTCTCCCTCAGTTATCTGTATACAATGATTTAGTACATCAGATGGATGCTGATAAAAATGATATTGCAGCTGAAGCAGATAATATTGTGCGTGAGTGGTCAAAATTAAATGATGAAGAGGCTTTAGCAAATGTTATGCATGAAGCTACTTTAGCTCAAATTGACCCAGCTAAACCATACCAACAAGGAGATAATAAAGTTAAGTATCAGCAACTGCTTAAAAATTACAATAATTTATCACCTGAAGCTCAAGCAATGTATAAAAAGGCTCGAAATGCCTATAGTGGGCATTATGCCAAAGTTCGTGAAGCGATTAGAGAGCGAATTTTAAGGTCTGCTTTGAGTAGTCAGAAAAAAGCAGATTTACTCAAAAATATCGAAGGTTCTTTTGGTCAAATTAAAGGAGTCTATTTTCCGTTAGCTCGTTTTGGTAAATATGTAGTTGTGGTACGTAATCAGAATGGAGATGTGGAAAGTATTAGTCGCGCTGAAACTGAAAATGAAGCCAATGCTTTACGTGAACAATTAATTCAAAAATATCCTCAATTTAAAATAGATTCTGTTATTCGTGATCAAGATTATAATGCCTTACGAGATAAAGTAGGGCGTGGTTTTATGTCAGACTTGTTTGATGAAGTTGGTAATCTTGGCTTCGATGCAAAAAAGCAAGCTGAGTTTGAGGATACTTTAAGTCAGTTGTATTTGTCTTCTATGCCTGATTTATCTTGGGCAAAACATGGTATGCACCGAAAAGGCACTGCAGGATTCAGCCAAAATGCGCGTCGTGCATTTGCTCAGAATATGTCAAGTGGAGCTGGTTATCTTGCTAAGTTGCGCTATGGTGATCAACTTGTGGCGCAACTGGATGAAATGAAAGAATATTCAAAGGCTCAAATTAAAAAGGATCCTAGCTATAAGCAACCTTTAGCATCTGCAGTCATCGATGAAATGAATGCACGTCATGAAAACCTAATGAATGCAAAAGGAAATGCTATATCTTCTCTTTTAACAAGTATGGGGTTTATCTATTTTCTTGGATTATCACCAGCGGCGGCAATGGTGAATATTCTACAAACTCCATTAGTTGCGTATCCTATTTTGGGGGCGAAGTTTGGCTTTGATAAAGCAGGATTAGAACTTTTAAAGGCATCAGCTGATTATGCTAAAGGTGTTGGATTTGAGATGCCTGATTTTACGAACTTGGATAGTCTCAGAAACAGTCTCAGTGATTCAATTGATCCAGACATAGCAAAAGTATTAAAAGAACACGAAAAGCAGGCATATGAAAAAGCAGTTTCTGCAGGTGTGATTGATGTAACACAAGCACATGATTTAGCAGGGATTGCTCAGGGTGAAGACAGTGGTGTTATGTGGAAGATACGACCTATCATGCGCGTGGCATCTCTCATGTTTCATCATGCTGAACGATTTAACCGTGAAGTAACTTTTATTGCTGCGTACCGGTTATCTAAAGAAAGTGGGATGGCGGATAGTGATGCTTATAAACAAGCAGTTAAGATGACTTACGATGGGCATTTTGATTATTCAGCTTCGAATCGTGCCAGATTTATGCAGGGCAACGTGGCAAAAGTTGTATTTCTGTTTAAGCAGTTTGGGCAGAATATGATTTATACAGTTGCACGACAGTCCTACATTGCTCTAATTGGTAAAAATCACACTAAAGAGGAAAGAGTAGAAGCCGCAAGGGCTCTCAGTGCAATGCTAGCAACTCATGCTTTGGCAGCAGGTGTTTTAGGTTTACCAATGGTAACTACTTTATTGGCTGTAGCATCCATGTTTGGTGGAGGTGATGATGATCCGTGGGATGCGGAAGTAGCTTTACGTAATGGTTTAGCTGATATGACTAGTCCAAAGTTTTCAAATTTAGTGATGAAAGGTTTATCACGTGGTACACCTGCAGATATATCTGGTCGAGTTGGTTTAGATAGTATGTTTTTGGCTAGAGCACCTGATGGATTAGAAGGACAAAAGCTTTATGAACAGTTGATCTTAGGGAATATGGGTGCAACAGTTGGCATGGGTGCAAATATAGCAAAAGGTATACAAGAACTTGGTCAAGGTGATTATGCTCGTGCTCTTGAAGAGATGTTGCCTACGTTTGCTAAGAATCCTTTTAAATCGTATCGCTATGCTACTGAAGGTGTACAGGATAAAACAGGTGTGGATATTTTGGATGGTAATCCAGTATCGGGTGCAGGAATATTCAGTCAGACTATCGGTTTTTCACCTAGTCAGGTGCGTACCGCATACGAAGGTAAATCAGCCGTTTATCAACAGGAACAAGCCTTAAAAAAACGTAAATCAAAACTAACAGCAAAATGGGTTAGAGCGAAGCGTAATGATGATCAAGAAGGCATGGATTCAGCATGGAAGGATATTCAAGAATTTAATGAAGTCAATCCTAAGTTACGGATTAAGCGTATAAACTTAATGCAAAGTTATCATCAAAATGCCAAACGTATTCGCGATGCTGAAAATGGTGTTTATCTTTCCAAGAAGTACAGTGATATTGGCGATTATGGTCGGTTTGCTGAAACAGATTAAGAAAAAAGCCACCGTACGGTGGCTTCTTTCTCTACTATAGTTGAGCACACCACTCAGCTTCATACATTTTGCTTTTCGCTTTATGTTTTTCAATAAATGTACCCACTATATAATCAGAGAACTCAAGCAACTCTAAATTATCAGATAATTGATTTTGCTCTACATTTCGTTTGATGTGACGAATTAATAAATGTGACCATTTGAGATGACACTCTGCTAAAGAATGTGCATCGGTTAAATCACCAGCATCGTACGATTTGACTTGCTCAGTTGATTGTTTCATACTTTTCAAAGTTGATATTCCAATATTAACATTTCAAGACCCTGATCTGTGGTAGGGGATGGGTTCTTGACTTAATTTCTTTAGCACATCCTAAAATCATGTTGTGCTTCTCTACATATAAAAAATAATAATAATTTTTCACCTGATCATATTAATGATCCCATTGCTCAGCCAATTTTTAAATTAATCTACATGAAAAATATATAAACTGCAAGATCAAAGCAGTATTAATTTTTACTAAAAATTCTAGTTAACTTGAAACATGGCATAAGTCAATGTAAATGCTCTATTGTATAAAACATTATAAATAATAAAATGTATAAACGCGAAATCTATTTATATTCATTTATATTTTTGAGCATTTAAGCATCAAGCCGTCTATGTAGCTATAAATCGGGATGAAAATGCGTTTTTATTTACACATAAGTGTATGAACAAAATGAACATTGTGTTCAAATGAACATTATATTTATTTGAGTGCTAAGCTTTAAAAATTTAAATTTTGAATCCAATATTTAGTTAATAAAACAAATATTATTTTTGTTTAGTTAATTAAAATATGATTATATAACCCTTAACATGCATTATATTAATGGATTTATAATTCATTAAGATAATAAGATTTTTTATTATAAATTAAAGAAACAAATAATCATTTTATTAATCTAATTAAAATATAATTAGGGTTAATTATAAATGATTATTGAAATGTAATTGCAATTATGAATTGACTTTACCCCCTGTAAGGTTAGCTAAAAAGTTACCTTTCCATAACACTCTATCCAATAACGCAGAGCTATTGGGGCAACTTATGCAAGAGAATACGATCCCTTGGATTATTAAAATAATTCCGGCCATTGTTGGGGCTATTCTTGCCCTTGTCTTAAGTGGGGATATTGATAAGAAGGGAAAAATCCAAGTAACTGTCAGCGTTATTTGTAAATTTGCAGCCAGTGTAACGGTTAGTCTTTACGGTGGTTCAGCATTCATTGAGCATTTTGAAATGCTGAAGACTTCAACCATGTATCAGGGCTTCATCATGCTGATGTTCGCGGTGTTTGGACTTTTAGCGATCGGCATTGTTTACCAAGCTGTAGCAATGTGGAGAGGTAAATCCTTACCGGAAGTTATTGCTGAAATCAAAGCTGCATTCCTTGCCATTCTAGGGAAGGGGGAATGACAAGTGAATATTGATCAATCGCAACAAGTTGCTCAAGCGTATTCTTGGCTTCGTGCTTTATCTGGTGGGAAATTATCAAATGCACAAGTGGTTGCTGGCGATAAAGTTATTGCAATGCACGGACTGCCAGTATTCGCAGACATTATCGGATTTAAACTAAATGCCTTAGTTTCTGGTCTGCGTGATATTTCGGAAAAGGGTTTATCCCTCATTCGTGAAGCAGAAAGCCTTGAATTGAAAGCTTACTTGGATACGGGTGGCGTATGGACCATTGGATATGGAACAATTAAATATCCTAATGGTGTGCGTGTTAAGAAAGGTGATGTATGCACACGTGGACAAGCGGAAATTTGGCTTAAAAACGATTGCTTATGGGTTGATGCCTGTCTTGATAAACACGTAAAGGTCGCTGTAAGTCAGAATCAATTTGATGCACTGGCATCCTTTATTTATAACATTGGTGAAACTGCCTTTATTAAAAGCACAATGTTAACGCTAATTAATAACAGCAATTTCCCCAGTGCTGCATCTCAATTTGATCGTTGGATCTACGACAATGGCAAAGAAATAAAGGGGCTTGTTAATCGTCGAAGTAAAGAGAAATTACTGTTCTTAAAATAAGCATTCTAATTTTAATGCTGTGCACCCTTATTACAGGGTGCACAGCTCACTCAATTAGCAGAAAGTGAATGTGAGGATTTATGTAAAAAGTTCTTTAGATGGGTATTGGTAGTAATTTTTATATAAATTAATAAGTTGAATATAATAAAAAATATACAGTCTTTAAAAAATTAAGTATATTTCAACATATAAAACGTGATTGTTTACTATAATTTTGGAATAACATGATAATAAAATTTATTATATTCGGGGTTGTTGCAAGTGTAAATACAGCACTTTGGGCTGGAACTTGTACTCAAACATTAGGCAGAGAGGATTGTGTATCGCCAATACCGCCACATTATACAGGTCCGTGGAAGTATGATACTGCAAACTATATGACGCCACCAGAAAAGCGAGCTACACTCGCAGAAGCAGTACAAGATGATTTTAAGTATAATGAAAAAATTAATAGTTGGGACTTGTCATCGGTAAGTACTTTTTATGTCACAAAAGAAGAACCCCTATATTTTCTCGCAAAACCGTTTGATTCCCTACCAATCCTAATCAGACTGCACACAGCTGGACCATATGTTCACAAACGCACGGATGGTAGCACTTGGATCAGTGAATGGGGGACTAATATTTATAAAAGCAGAGCAGGTGTAGGTTGGGAATGTCCACAAAATACGAATAGCACTGATCAAGATTATAATCGTTTGCCTCCTTTTTATTGCCGTACATTCACAAAAACTCCCCGACAATGCTCTCCCAGTGTAGGTAATCCATGTTCAATCACTACAGGGAATAAATATCAACGAGAGGTGGATTGGCAATCACCAACTGGTGATTTTAAGTTTTATCGCACATTTCAGAGCCTGCCTACTCGGGCTGATTCATCCCCAATTTGGACGCATAATTTTAACAGTCGATTGGTTATGTATATGCCAAAATCAGATAGTGGGGAAAAAATTGATCAGTTAGAATATTTGAGAAATGAAACCCAACCCGATATTAAATATACGTGGGGAGTGCTAATTGAGGAAGATGGCACAGAAACCAGTTTTAATATTGAACGTAATGCTTCAGAAAGTGTATGGCGCATAGGTCAAAATAAAAAAATAACGATTATACCTTTAGCCAATAAACATTGGCAGGTCATCTACTTAGATAAGAAAAAAGAAACTTTTAATGAATATGGTCAGCTTATAAAAGTTGAATATAACAATGGTCAAACCTATGATTTGAGCTATGAAAATAATGTATTAAACCGAATTGTTGATCGATTTGGGCGAGTACTTAAATTTAACTACAATTCTCAAGGTTTAATTTCTTCGATTATTTTACCAAACAGTAGGCAGGTTACGTATCAATATGACACGCTAAATCGCTTAAACAGTGTTACACGTCCTGGTTATGGTACAAAAACTTATCATTATAGTGAAAATAGCACGGTTGCACCGTCAGGTAACCCAAACTTGCTTACAGGAATTACTGATGAGACTGGTAAACGTTATGCTAACTATAGCTATGATGTTCAAGACCGTGGGGTCTTAACAGAACATGCGGGTAATGCTCAGCGTTTTAAGTTAATTTATACGAGCGGTTCAACCAAGGTAATAGGTCCATACGGGACAGAAGTATCATATAGTCATTCACCTGTATCAGGCATACCAAAAGTGAATATGGTTGTTCGTGGGTATGCTTTACAACAGTTTAATACCTATGACTCAGCTGGTAACTTAATCAAAAAAACAGAGAAAGGACAAACCACGACTTATAGTTATGACCTCAGTCGTAATTTAGAAACCTCTCGTACCGAAGCAGTCGGCACACCTCAGGAAAGAATAATTAATACCACTTGGCATACAGGCTTCTCCAAACCAACAAAAATTGAAGAAGTTTCACAAGCCCAGCTGATTAGAACAATAGTTTACACGTATGACAACCAAGGCAATGTACTAACTAAAACCATTACCGATCCTGCATCTCAAGAAAGTCGTACATGGAGTTATGAGTACAGCAACTTTGGTCAAATGACTAAGCAGACCGCACCAAATGGAGAGCAAACCACTTATCAATATGATGAAACGAACGGCAATTTATTAAGCGCTACTGATGTTAATGGAACTACTTCGATCTACAGTCAGCATAATGCTGATGGACAGCCAAAACACATTGAAATGAGCACAGGACAAGTTATTGAACTTGTTTATGACGAGGCTGGGCGAGTTGTTCAGCAAAAGCAAAGTGTTCATTCGAGCACACTGGTTTCTGATGGTAATGGACTAAACTGGTGGCAGGCTCTTGTAAACACTGTTTATGAATCATTTGGTGCAGAAGCCCCTTATGTTGAAAATCCACAAAATATATCAATTTCTGAAAATACATTAATTCAGTCTGCGATTACTCAGTATGAATATGACCCTCGCGGATTATTGATTTCAATCGCTTTACCTGATGGTGAAGAAATAGAATATGGGTATGATGATGCCCATCGTTTAACTGAAATTAAAGATCAGTCAGGCAATCGAACCGTCTATACTCTCAATGGTAATGGTGACATTACCCAAACTGAAGTATATGGGGAAACTGGACAGTTAGAAGCCAAGAACCAACAGGTTTATGATAATTTAGGACTTTTGAAAAATACATTAGGTAATGCTCAGCAAAATCAAACCTATAGCTATAATAGCTATGATCAGCAAGTCAGTAATAAAAATGCGCTGAATCAAAACTATAGCTATGCCTATGATGTATTGGGTCGTCAAACTAAAGAAACCGATCCACTGAACAAAAGTAGCCAATATGAATATGATGCTTTAGATCAACTTAAAAAGGTTATTGATGCTAAAGGTGGTACAACAACTTATCAATATAATGCTTTTGGGGAGGTGATACAGCTAAATAGTCCAGATACTGGAACAACTCATTACCAATATCAAAATGACAAGTTGTTGGAAAAAGTCGATGCCAATCAACTTAAACATCGTTATCAATACGATACACAAGGGAGGGTTGTATTACAGGAAGATCAGTTTACTGATGGCTCAGATCAATATGAACAAACAACATTTAATTATGGTCAGACAGGCTTAGATCAAGGCAAACTTATTCAAGCCAATAACAAAAGAACGGAGACTAAGTTTACCTATAATGATTTAGGATCGGTTCGTCAAAAAACCATTAAATACCTCATCACACAGCAAAGCACTCTTCCTGAGTTAAAAGTGCACTATAGCTACACTTCAGGTGGCAAACTAAAACAAGTTGGCTTACCAAGTGGCAATATCATTAACTATGATTATGATAATAAGGGCTTATTGATAGGGATTAAACAGAATAATCAGTCATTTATCAGCAATCTTAAACATTCAGTAAATGGCATTAAAGCTTGGCAATATAGTCAAATTGGTGATCAGGTTCAGTTTCAATATGACTTGGATGGACGTATCCAAAAGATATTAATGCCGAATGTCTATGAAAAAAACTATAGCTACGATGCTGCAGACCGAATTCTAGCAATCACCGACCCAAGCAATACACAACTCAATAGTAACTTTAAACATGATGTACTTAGTCGTTTAATTGAACAAAACCTTACCCAGAAGACTTACAAATATACATATGATGCCAATAGCAATCGTTTATTACGTCAGCAACTTGTGGGAACAAGTACAACGACTGAAAACTATACAGTTGATAGTAATAGTAATCGAATTAATAGCATTACTCAGGGAGCGAATAGTAAAACCTATAGCTATTTACCTACAGGTCAAATTACTAACGATGGTACAAGAAGCTACACTTATAATGCTCAAGGGCGTAGCGAAAGCATCAGTATAGGTACAAGCAGTAGCTTTAATGCTTATGATGCTTTTGGTCAGCGAATTCAGAAGATAGGAAGTAATGTGGGTGCAGTAGCACAAACATTATTTGTTTATGATGAAGCGGGTCAATTATTAGGTGAATATACACCCCAAGGGCAAGTGATTCGTGAATATATTTGGTTAGAAAATCGATTGGTTGGGCTAAGAAGCTATCAATATCCAAATGAAATATTGCGAGTTCACACTGATCATTTAGGTACACCGAGAGCGATTTCAAATAACCAAAATGAAGTGCTATGGCGTTGGGAGGGTGATCAGTTTGGGGATGTATTACCGCAGTCACCAGTCAATTTAGTCATGCCATTAAGACATGCAGGTCAGTACTACGATGCTGAAGTTAACCTATTCTATAATTATTTTAGGGATTATGACCCGATTACAGGTCGTTATGTAGAAAGTGATCCTATTGGATTAGATGGTGGGCTAAATACTTATGGGTATGTTGGGGGGAATGCTTTATCTTTAGTTGATCCACAAGGTTTAGCTATGGTAATTCCTACTGGAATAAGTCAGACGGTCAATTTAGCTTTGGCTATTGGTTTAATTTCGAGTATGCCTGATACAGGTTCTGGTTCAAAGAGTGTTCCAAAAGATGAACAATGTGATAAAAATCCTTGTGGAGAATTAACTCGTGTTAAAGCATTTGGAATAGCTCAGAAAATCGCACAAGTATCAAGAAAAGAAAGATATTATCTTCCATTTAGTACATTAAATAAATCTAGTCGTGATAAATGTAATGCTGGATTAATAAATAGCGGTGCAAAATATTTAGGATATGGCTGTAAATGGCAAAACGTCGAGATAGCTGATCATCCTGATGGACACCCTCATATGCCAGGAGGTCACCATGATTGCCCTCATATTCATGTCTACAAGAATGGGAAATCAATAGCAGAAATTATATATAAGAGAGGTTTATTTTGATTACAGGAATAATAAGTTCTTTAAGTAGTTGTGATGAAGATTCACATAAATATTTTTCAACTATTGATTATTATGAAATAAATTTTAAATACGAACCTGTAGATTATTATATAAGTCATTATATATCATCATACATATCTCTAGATATGAAAAGAGGTGCCATTTATTTGGGGGAAGAGGAGTTTTATCTAATTCCTAGAGATATATTAAATACTGAGTTTGAAAAAAAATATGGTAGTTATTTTTCTGGATATAAAGTTTTCTTGATAAATCCAAATTTTACTTTAATGGACAAAATTTTGAAATTCAATAAGTTAAATAAAATAAATCATATGAAAAGAAAATATGGAAAGGAGGTTTCTAAAAATTGTGATTTTGGCATAAATGAATTAATAGAGAATAGTGATTTTGTTTTTATTTTTTCTGAACTTTCGCAGAATATGGATAGTGAAGTTTTAATATTTTTTAATTCCAAAAGTATTAATTCTCTTAACTTTGTAAAAGATTATTTTGAATCAAAAGATATTTTTATTATAGATAAAACAGATAAATGAGGTCTTTAAATTTTTTATAATGTTGGTAGGGTGATCAGTTTTGGGGTTATGACCCGATTACAGGTCGTTATGTAGAAAGTGATCTTATTGGATTAGATGGTGGGCTGAATACTCAAATATTTTGGTTCATTAAATCCGTCATGGATTAATTTAAATTCTTCAGCAAAATGCCCTCCTAATTATCCTCATTGAGATAAAAAATGAAATTTATTAATACTAAATTAATATCAAAACAGACAATTATTAGACGAAACAAACCGAAATTGTCTTATTGTATTGAATCTGTTGATTATGAGGAATATAGCAATGGAATAAAGGAGTATTTTTTTGATGGTTATGGGAGTGATGTTTTTAATAAAAATGGAAATACAGTTGAGGAAGTACAGCCTAGATCTATACAGTCATTATGTTACACAAATCATTATAACTTTTTCCCGATAGCTATTTCGGTTCTGTGTGAAAGCGACTATATGAATTGGATTGAAGCGATTCCTTTTTATCCTATTCAAGAAAATTATGGAAAAGAATTAGTAGTGTTGGGTTATGAGATTATTTCTGCATTTGGTATGTATTCACCTATATTAGATAATGTTGATAATATACTTTTGCAGACTAATATGTATGGTTTATTAGATAATGAAGTAGAAGCACATCAATTCAAAATACATTTGGAAAGTATATTGCAAGAACATATGCCTTGGACAGTAATACAACTATCTATACATCAAAATATTAAATATCACTTAGATAATTGTTTTAAATAA